GTACTCAAGCAGGCATTCTAGCAAACAATCCGCTAGGATACGCACTACACAACACATACATTGCTCCAGTTATTAGCAAACCATCACTTGCTACTATTAGAAGCATATTCCAAGATGGCAACACACCAGCACAAGACGATCCAAGTCTAGCAGGTGTATCAGGATATGTTGTAAGTAACGGAAGTACGCAGGACCCTGAATACAACAATGGACCGCTTATTAGCAATGGAGAAGTTGCATATAAAACAATCAACATTGGTGCATTAGATGATGATCATGCTGTTGGTGCAAAAGAACGCAAAGTTGGATATAGCGACAGAGGCAATGGTATAGACTTGTATGCACCTGCAGATGGAATATTATCAGCAAATAAAAGCTATACTCCAGAAGGCGACTATCCTGCTGTATATTCTGGATTTACTGCCAACAGCGGTAGTGGTTCAGGAGTACCCGAGGATACAGGATTTAGTGGTACAAGTGCAGCATGTCCATGTGCAGCTGGATTTATTTCTACATTGGTACAGTTTAATAGAAACTGGACATATGCAGATATTAAAACATATATTTCAAACATGCCAGGACAAACAACTGGCAACTTTTATTATGGAACCGAATCAACAACTGCAACCGAGGCTAACTGGACTGACTATCCTAGTATAGAAACTGATGAAGCACCAAAGGTTATATACCAAGATGCAACACAGTTTACTCAAACAGTATTTCCAAAGCGTAAAAGTACTATGAAGTCAGGCTTGCGTACTAGCGGTGTACAAATAAACTATATACAAAAATGGGATAGAGGTTGACACTTCTTCCATAACATTATATAATGATATTATGTTTGAATATACAAAAAATAATCATGTAGATTGTGGATTTACATGCGACAACGACTTTTATTTTAATCACGGAACTGTAAGTTCATATGGATCGTGGAGAGATGAATGCAAATCTACAGCACAGCAACTTTATGATTTACATGGTAACAAACTTGTTTTATTATTAAGTGGTGGACTTGATAGCGAAGTAATGCTGCATAGTTTTATTGCATGTGGTATAACTCCTAGAGTATCTATATTTAGATATGAGCGTAACCTTAACTTACACGATATAAACTATGCATTAAGAATGTGTGCAGCTAGAGGCATTTCCCCTGATATTATTGACATCAACGTTGAAAACTTTTATAAAACACAGTTAATAGATTTTGCACAAGTTACACGTTGTAGTAGTCCTCAACTAAACTTGTATTATTATTTTGCTAACCGTTTGGATGGTATACCTGTATTTGGCGCTGGTGAAAACTATTTGATACGACAAATAGGAGAAAAACGTGTATACGATTGCGAAGAAGCAAGAGTTGCTACACTGTATACATATTTCCGTGATATACAAAGAGAATGTATTCCTAGTTTTTTTCAATATACACCAGAAACTATGATAAGTTACTTACAAAAAGAAAGTGTATATCGTTGGGTAGAAACAGCTTTCAAAGATCGATATATAAACAGTAAAAAGATTAAACCAAGTATTATTGCTGAAGATTTTGATATTGAACCTAGAGGCAAACTTACTGGCTTTGAACTAATGATGGATTTAGATAAAGAATACAGAGACAAGTTATTAGCATTAAACTTAGGTGACAGCGGCGAACAACTAATACCGTTTGAAGAATATATTCCAATGTTTGGTGTAGAGCTATTGAGACCAATAAAATATGAATAAACATGATCTAATCAAGTATTTAAATGAACACGAAATAAGTTTAGGGTTAACTAGTAATACCAGCGAACTACGCTTTATCAATAATACATTCGGGCATGGTAAGTTTGCTACTGAGAATATCAAAGAAGGTGATATCATTTATCGTGTTGGTGGTATGTGGTTAACTGAAAAAGAAAAAACTATATACAAAGAAGATTATTTTCATTTAGTTGATAACGCATGGCATTTTCAAGGTGGACTAAAATACTGGCTTAATGGATGTCATAATCATAGTTGCAACCCTACAGCATATTTACAAGAAAACTTAATCATTGCATTGCGTGATATTAAACAAGATGAACAAATAACTGTAGATTATGCCGGGTTTATTGATCACGATTATACTATTATTGATAAATGCTGCTGCGGCGCAGAACAATGTCGGAAACATATAACTGGCAAGGATTGGTTAATACACCAACTACCAGAAATATACAACTATCGTGTTAGTGGTACTATTTTGACAAAGTGGCTACAAGATCAAAAAATCTAGTATAATCATTATGATCAGCAATAAACATAGGCAAAAATAATAGTGTGTTATTTGCTTGACGTATAAGATATCCTTGTTTTTGTAGTTCTCTACGTATGTATATTCCGTTTTCAACGTGAATACCAAACACTAATCCTTTGTTTGTATAATCTAAATTATGCTCATTTAACTGTTTACAAAATGCATTTTGCAAATCTACCAATTGATGTTTTATTTTTTCAACTTGTTTTATAGTTTGTAATAGTGCATGACTGCCTTGCGGATGACCGCTCATTGTATATCCGTGTGCAAATACTCTATCTGTATTTTTTATATATTCGCCTATATCTTTATTAACCAATGTTGCACTTAGCGGAAAAACTCCATTGGTTAATCCTTTACTAGCAATAAGAATATCTGGTTTGTAATCAAAACTATAGTCGCCTCTGCCAAGTGCAGTAACAGTTTCATCAAATATGATGCAGAATTTATACTGCTGTTTCAAGTTAAATAGTTGCTGTAATGTTTCCTTATCAAACTCTATAACACCATTTGTAATCATTATAGGCTCTATAATAACTGCTGCTGTATTGCTGGTTACAGCGTCTAACAGCGCCTTGTAGCTGTTGTATACACTTGCTTGAGTGTTTGTACCATGATAACCTACACTGTATGCTAAAACGTCTTGTTTGCCTGTATAATATTTTGCAATGTATATAGACGTATCTATAGCATCACTTCCACTATGGCCAAAAAATACTCTATCATACCCAAACCATTTACATATCTGTTCAGCAGCTAGTTCTGTTGTTTCAGTACTGCTCCAAAAATGCGTTGGGTAATAATGAAGATCGGTTGTAGGAGTATACATTGGATTATTGTATCCAAAGTTTACATTCCATAATCCACTATTACAATCAATATATGTCTTACCATCAGCGTTTGTTACAGTATCATTTTTTCCTGAAACAAAAACTTCTGGATTTGTAAATCTACTATGATTCGAATAAGAAAATATTTGTTTAGACATTGAACTCATCTACTGTATATTCGACACAATCTGCTATTAAAAAGACACTTTCGTCTTGTTCAGTAATAATACTATGTGTAAATTTTGGATCAAAAAGAAAAGCATCGCCTTCTTTTAAACTTAAATCATTTCCGTTATAACGCCAATCTGTATGTGTAGTTTCTTTACTTATACACTGAACATAACGAATTGGACTATCTTTATCTACGTGCATTGGCAACTTATGAGGTCCTTTATGAATACTATACCACAAATACTTAAAATTGTATTTTGTACAAGTATTAACATATTTTTTATTATTTGCAATATCAAGATCAAAGCTATGTATTGTTACATTATTGTATAAGTCATCGTATATAATATTTCCAGTTTTATCCATATATATAGTTGTACTACCAACAGGCTGCTGCATACACCAGTTTTCCATTTTCCATTCATTGCTAGATGTTGTCTGTGTTTCGATTACACTGTTGATTGGATTATATAAATTTATAATAATCCAATCGTTGATTACATGTTCAAGATCAGAATATAAGTTTTGATTTATTTGTTTTTTATATAACTTTTTAAAATACATAGTATCGAATAAAGGATCTACAAACTTTATGGTATTCATGTGTTGATGCTTTCTTTTTTACTCTTATACTTTTCTTCAATCGGATACATCCAGCTACTATTATAAGTTATATTTCCTGTAAGATCATTATTTTTCAATAACCCAAGATGATATTTTCCTATCCATTCAATATTTGATTTGTATACATAATCGGGCACAACTCCAGAACACAATGTTTTTGTAGCTTCATGATGATTTAATCCAAAGCTACGAAGCCTTGGGTATGCCCAAAAACTTACATTGTAGTCAGCATGTCTTTCAAATTGTGTGCGGGGATGATTTGACATCATGTCTTCCCATAGTAATGCAATCTCCTTAGCTTTAGGCAAATCCATAGTACCATGCCTCCAATAATATTCAGGGTTCCATTTTACTTCTTGTATATCAAACTTGCTAGGTTTTTCACTAAATGCATTACTAGTCCGATTACCAGCATCTGATACAAAAAGTATCTCGTATTGTGCTTTGTCAATTATTTGTTGCTCAATCAGCCAGTTAGCAGTTTTCATTAAACTTTCTTCAGTTTCGCCAGGAAGCCCAATAATAAAGCTAGTAAGAATAAAAATTTCGTCGCCTGCTTTTTCACGCATCCATTCTAATATACCCTTGATTTTTTCGGGGTCTAATCCTTTCCCTGCTACTTTGCCGGCTGTACTATCTAATGTTTCAACTCCAAGAAACATACCTCTGCATCCCATGTCCAACATTTTATCTAGCATCTGTGGAAACTTATGAAACATATCGGGCCTTGCATAAGACACCCATTCAATCTTAAACGGAAGACTACTTATAACATCATGCATCATATCAATTTTTGCCATACTGTCATTTACTGTATCATCAGTAAGTTGATATCCAGTTGTTCCAAAATGTTCGTAGTTATAAAGTAGTTCTTGTCTTAAACATTCGGGACTTTTTATAACAGTCCCACTATGATCATAAAAACAAAACTTGCATCCAAATCTACAACCTTTTGATATTTCTAAAGGCAGCCATTCACCCGGTTGTACACTATCATGAGGTGACCATTTTGTTTGTGTAACTATTGCACCTTTACCAGCTAATGCCGGTTCGTTGATAAATGTCACTCCGTCCTTTATTTTTACTTGTGCTGGATCTAATGTTCCATTCAGAAAGTCAACCATTGTTCTTTCGCTATACCCATGGAAAGCATAATCAATGTACTCTTGTAGTGCTTTAGGCAAAGACTTGCCTACCTTTCCATTTACAAAATGTTGTTTGTAAATCGTATCTACTAATGCGCCGCCAATTACTATTTTAGCATTAGGTGCTCGTCGTTTTAGTTCTGCAAACCAGTCGCAACATTCTTTATGGCTAAAGTGCCACAAGTTAAACTGACCTTGTGTAGGATTAAACGGATTGTTTAAAAATGTCAAACTTAATGCAACATACTCAGTATCAGGAGTTACTATTTGTTCAAAAAAATCAAAAAAGTTATCTAGTTTAGTAAAATAATCAAACACTATTGCTTCGTATTCTGTATGTTCTCTAATATTACTAGCTACACAATACGGACCCATATACCTAGACCAAAAGTTGTATTTGCTACTACCTAAATACTTTCCTCCTGTATAGTTAGTATTTTTAACTGTTATTTCCAATCCGCTTTCTTTTTTAATATCAGTAAATGCAGATTGATACATATCCTCTCGTTCAATTTCATTAAGGAAATGTGATCTAAACTTTGTGCCGCCAGTGCCCCTTACGTCATAGATATCGCTTAAAATTATTATTCTACTCATAATAAGTTGTTTTTCCTTAAATATTCGTTTGCTAGTTTTTTATAGTTAGAGGCGTGTTGTTCAATCCATAATGTATTAGTTTTATCTGCACTAATAATCTCACTGTGTATAAACCTTAAGTTGCTGGCACGGCTGTATCCTAAATAAGATGTCATAATGCGTTTTTGCCATGCGGACCCTTGTTGTGCTTGTTCAATAATATTTATCAAGTCTGACTTTGTCATATCGCCGTTTTGCCAATCTTCAACATATATACCATTAGCGTTTTTTTCAAGTGTGACTGTATATCCATATTTTTCAGGATTGCGTTGTATTCTACTATAATCAATAGTGTATTCTTTGTTAGGATCATATCCACCGATATACAAAGGAGTTATCTCCCAAGCATCAAGCCATGGCTGTGTGCTAATCCAATCCACTAGTTCAATACAGCTAGACTTTGTTTCACCAGGCAATCCTAGTATAAATCCACTGCCTTGTACTATACTATCTCCCCATGCGCTTTTACATTTCTCTAACGCACTTTCAATAATATGGCGCTTGGTTACTTTACCTATGAGAGGTCCTACATGATCGGTAACTGTTTCTATTCCCCATTGTATACTGCGACAGCCACTTTCTTGTATCATACTAATCATTTCAGGTTTTTGGTATAACAAATCAAGTCTGCCAAAACCACTCCATGTAATATCAAAGGGTAGGTTAGTGAATACATTATGTATCATGCTCATCTTTCGCATGTTTTCATTGAGCTGATAATCTGTAATCATGTAGTGCTGTGTACCAAAACGTTCATAATTTTCTATTAGTACATCTCGCAAATGTGTTTCGTCTAATGTCCAACTGTTTACTGCTTTTTTAGGATAGTCACAAAATGCACAGTTAAAAGGACAACCTCTACTAATTTCCAATGGTAATGCCTCGTGTGGAAATATATAGTCGTCGTCGGCCCAATGTATTTTACTATACTTGAATTCTTGCTCTGTTATACTGCCATAATCAAGTTCGGACTTTACGAAGTTAGTATCAGGAAACTGTTTCATAAGTCCTAGCACACTTTTGTCTGCCATGCCGCCGACCCATAAGTCTACCATTGGATATTTTTTTTGCAATGCACGTTTTTGTGCAACCTTTTGTCCGCCGACAACTATCTTTATATTAGGATATTCAGTTTTTGCATTATCAAACCATTTGGCAACTTCTTCTGGAGCAAACGGAAAGTATACATTCCACATATTACTTTTACGTGTTCTGCTATCTGCACTCCAGTGTGTTTCCCAATCATCAGGTAGTAGTGTACTAAAATGTGTACTGCTAAATCCTAAAAACTTTGTTTGATTGCTTACATATAGATCTACTGCACGTTGAAAACGTTCTGCTGTGAAGTGACTAAAGAAATCTATAACTTTAACTTTATACCCTGATTCTCGTAGTCTACTGGCAACTGTATAGGCACCTGCATCTCTGCCCCATCCTATACTACCGTTACATTCTGTAAATAGTACTACATCATAAATCATATTTCTTTAATCACATAACAGTTTTGTTCGCTAGTTTCAGTTTCAAAAAACTTGCTTACTTGTTCAAAGCCGGCATTTAAATAAGTTTTTAATGCAACTTTTCGTGGCAGGCTCCAACAATACTTTTTGTTTTCATTTTTAGCTAGAGTTATAGTATGTTCTAACAAATATCTACCAATATTGTTGTGTCGATATTCGGGCATTACATACAATCCTCTGCTTCTATAATGTACTTTACTTGTTGAATGGCCACTGTTTACTCCTACTATCTTATCATCGAGAATATAACCAAAAAATGTAGGCTTATAGTTTTTATAAATATTATCATATGATGTATCTTTATAACGCATATTACTCATAGGCAGTATATTATTTCGTTCAGGCCATAAAAACTCCTGCCAAACTTGATACACTTCATTATATGACAGCTCTTTAATCAATATTGATCTCCCACAACAATATGTTTGGGTACAAGATATTGATATATTTTAAAAAAACTTTGATTGAATGTATTGCCACTAGAAGCCATTCCGCTGTGTGGCATTTCAACTGGCACAGTTAATGGTTTATTTACAAAGATAGTTCCCCAACGTGCGTGTTCAACTACATAACGCTTGGTTGCTAAATCTTTGGTGTATAAATGCAATCCTAATCTATTAGGAAGTTGGTTTATTTGTTTTACAAGATCTTTGATATTTGTATATGTACTTACTGTTGCTGTTGGAGAAAAATGATCTATATTTTTACACTCGCCATATTCAACACCGTCAATCGCCGTTACTGTGTCTAATAGAGACTCTGTAACAAAAATATGTTTAGGTGCTGTACAATCTGCTCCAAGATTATACTTAACACTCCATTCAAGATTTTCTAATATAAATGCCGAATTTCCATCGTTGACAACTGCTATACTTGCGCCGCCTACATCTGCATTTACATCATGATGGTTTGATTTAAAATAATCTGCTGTTTTCTTACTGCCTGTTATATCAATAAAATCATAATCACGTAAATTTATATTGTTAACTATTTTTACACTATTGTATTTGTTTTTCCAGTTATCTAGTATCCAAGGCAATGCACCTACATTATTATCATTTAGTTTAATATCAATAGTACATCCAGCTGCCAGTGCCGGTGCTATCTTCCATAATGCTATAACCAAAGGATAGTTCCACGGAACAACACCCAAACAATGTCCTTTTGATTCCCATCTCATACTACTAGTGCATGTCTTAAAGTATTCGTATTCAGGCACAGCTATTAGGTTTCGAGATGCGCCGGCATAATATCTGCAAATATCAACACTGATATTAACAAGTGCAGTTGGTTCGAGTTGTAGTATTTTTTGCTGATTATCTTCTATAAACTGTGCTAAGTCCAGAAGAATTGATTGCTTGTCTTGAGGTTTCATATTATTATTGTATTATAGAAAAACAGATTTGTCAAGTATTTCAAATCGCAAACTTAATCCTATTTTATAATCACAATCCATACGACCTGTACAATGTAACTGATTGCTAGGAAATACAAGTATGTTGCCTGGCTTGTAATCATATGCAGTACCAGTTAAACCGTAAAACTGTTCTTCATTGCGATAATCATATTTTAATATTTCGTACATATCGTCAGAAATAGGACGATTGGTGCAGCCAACTACTGTTGGGTCTTTGTATGGAAAGTCACGTTTTTTATTAAGGTTAAAATCTTGTTCAGGTTTCCATATATCGCCTAACCATGTTGCGCCGCTATAATCAGTACAATATTGATCAAATACAACAAACTTTTGTTCTGCATTATCACTTACATAAAGTGGGATTAAAACATTATAACTATTTTTATTGTTTCCGCTATCTATATGTGTAAAGTAAGGAAAGTCGTGCTTATAAAAATTATCACCCAAATTTTTATCAACTGGAATATATTTTTTTAAAATAGGTTCGAGTATATGTTGTATATGATTCCACGGCTGGCTGATTTTAGTCATGCCCATTGTATCATAGTGTAGATGAGTATTGTTATTAAAGAAATCAAGAAGGTTATCTAGCACTTGCCTAGATAACACAGATTTATACATTTTAACTGTCATATATTATTTTATGAAGTTTACTTGGATCTCTTGCTTAGATTTGGTTGGAAAAACAAATTCAGGGTTGCTGTGATGCTCTCTACGTGGTCTTGTTTCGTCTTTGAAGCCGATACCCATTAAGAGTTTTATTGGATTTTTAGCACCAACTATAGTTGCAACATCATCTGCGTCAAAACATGCACAGCATCCTGTTCCATAATCTAGCATACTAGAAATAAGATTTGCATATCCTGCTGCAATACCAATTGCCATATGTGCATCTTTTTCTAAAGACTTTTTCTGAGCAGCAGTTAGTTTGCCATCGTCAAATGCCCACATTTCATCATTTCTGTGTACTGTGTCAGTGGTGTGTCTACTCAAATAGTCTTCAACTTCAAATGCTAATACTAGGTTTGCTAATACCTGACTGTTAGTTTCATTTTTGCCAGTTTCGTAGTTTAAAAATCCCGAAGTTGTATTATGGATACTTTCGATAATCTGTCTATTGGTAATTGCATGAACTTTATAAAAAGAAATATTTTGTTTACTAGGACAGTTTGTCACACTATGTATTATTAAATCAATATCATCTTTTGGAATCTGCTTTTGTAAATCCCAGTTGCGTTGGCAATGCTGGCTTCTAATGATTGCTTTTTTTACTTCTGTATGGTCCATAAATAATTCTCCTCAATGTATTTATGACAATATTATACTAACTGCTTTGTCAACTGTAATATACTCAGTAGAAGTCATATTAGGATACTTTTGTAATATACGTTCAGTTCCTACATATCCAAAATATGTATATTTTAGATTCAATGTTGTATCTAAGTTAACCAAGTCATTGTGTAAAACACGTAATGATTTTTTTTGTATTTGGTATTCTAGTAAATGTTCATAGTTTTTTAATACTGTTTCATCTTCTGCTATTACACTGCCAACATTTATTATTGTTTTATTAGTATCTTTAAACATATGAAAAAGATCTAAAAGCATATAAGTTTGTCCAAAGCCATCGTGTGCATTGTTTATAAAAACATCAACATCGTTGCATTGTTTAATAATACGTTCTCTGTCAATACGGTTATTAATATCATAACCTGTGCTTTTACTAAATCCAATAAAGTTCGAAACTGAGTTAGATACTGCTTTTCCAATACCAGATGTATGTCCTGTTATTGCATATTTCATCTATCACCTAATATTGTAACTACTAAATGAAATCTTTCATCTGTGCTACCGTTAAATGCAGTATGAGGAACAACTGTGTTTGTCCAGTACCACTGATTTTGTTTTAGATGCTTACTTTCGTTTTCAATAACCATAAAACACCCGTCTTGTGTTTTTATCGGATAATGCAATCTAGGAGTATCATCGCTATGCCAGGTTAAACAAGTTTTAGGCCTAGAGTTCATTATTCTAATTCTGCCTACATTGTATTTTTTGGTTATGCTGTTGTATACGTCTTCAAACAACGAATCTTTAAAACCAGTACAAAGTACTTCAAAACTATCTTCTTTTAAAGGAACTGTTCTCGGAGGAACTACTAGCTTTCCTTGTTTGTTTGTATAAGAATTATCCCAATCTAAAAACAAACTTCCTCTTCCAGTTAAACAGTTACCCGGATCGTCTTTGGTTGCATTTAAACAAATTTGATCATTAATATCACTGTGCCACCAAATCTTTTTTTCGTCAAGTAGTTTTAAAAACTCTGTGTACAAATCATATACAGGAAGATTATTAAGTTCGACAAAATTCATTTATTTTCCTTTGTTGTCCATAATATTATACTTTTTTTGTTTTTAGTACCCGAATTTAGATAGGCATCGCTGCAATGAAATCTACATTGATGCCACATCATAAGACTATTCTTTTTCCAATCTATTATTTTTTCAATACTCATTCCTTCAAAAAAACTATAATCTTCATGTTGATTTAAATAACGGTCATAATATTCTTTTGTAATAGTAGTTTCATCTATAAACTCTTTTGAGTTTTTTATTGATTTAGGCTTTAAAAATCCTGTAAAGATATGACGTCTATATTCCCAATCTTGCTCAGGAAAATAATATTGGTCAAAAGTTATAGTTGATGCTGCTCCCCAAATACCATCTTCTCCTACAACATCTAAAGGAATACATAGTGTTGCATAAGGTATTGCATTTTCTCTAACATCAGATAAGTTATGATCAGTATGCGTTGGAACAGGGTTCCCAAGTGTATTTGAAACTACTGACAAATACACATTGTGCGGTCCTATTATATCTTCTATACGCTTACTAAGTAAGGTATGAAGTTTACTATCATAATATTTAAACTTAGTGTATTGTTGTCCCGAATGTACAACAGGATTATTTCCTTCAAGCTCAGTTGCTATAGTTTTTATTTTGTCAAACTCATTATTACTAAAAAAGTTTTCAAAAGATTCAGAAGGAATCATTGTTTTGTACTGAGCTTCCATTAATGATTTAGAATAATACATTTATACACCATTTAGTTGTTTATCTATATATTTATTTACAAACTGTTTTGTATTATCTAAAAGTGTTGTACGAGATACATCTATTTCATTTACATTTATAAGATCTGCCATTGAACATTGTAAAGATGTACTAAATTCTCCTATTCGAAATCCAGCGACTTTCTTGTACTTAAAAGACCTATCATTTAACTCAATTGCTACTTGTTGTAACTCAGTATGCACTAAATCTCCATTTACCCAGTTAACACGATTATCATCTGTAAACTGGTATCCATATTTTTCATAGTTTCTTTCAAACTCACTTACAAAAGGAGAACCGTCTTCGACATTAACAGGATTAATATATAATGCCCAATGCCACCAGCAACTCATATCATTATCTATCATCCATTGTAAATCTATTTCTTCTTGTTCTTTATTCCATCCTGGCAAGCCTACAATCATTCCCATCCACCAGTTTGTTTTATCTTTCCATTCTTTTTTTAGTTTTAATAAAAAGTCTTTAGCGTTTTGGCCGTTCCATCCTTTTCCTATTGCTTTTGCACCTTGCACTTGAAAAGTTTCAATACCAAAAAAAGCACTACGCAATCCAGATTCAGGAAGTAAAGTTATCATTTCAGGATTAGCTGCTAATAAATCTATTCTTAAATAAGCAACGTATTCTAACTCAAATGGCAAAGACTTACTAATACGATGAATCATTTGTACTTTATCTAAACTTTCGTTAAATGTATCATCGCTAAAATAATACTTGGTAGTACCAAACTGTTGATAGTTTTGTAATAGTTCTGTACGAATATCTTCTTCACGTCTTATATTAGTTCCTTTTTTTCGACCAATTAAAGGAAACTGACAAAACTTACATTTGAATATACACCCTCTGCTTATTTCAATACTTAATGTTTCATAAGGCTGAATAAAATCATTATCGTGGTATTTTCGTGTAAAATTTTGTATATTAAATAGTGGACGTACTTCTATTTTGTTTGACAATCTGTCTAACATTGCAAGTGTTTCGTCTTCTGCAAACTGATGTATACGGATCCAGTCATTGTCATCTATTACACTAGAATATGAATTTGATCCTCCTAGTATCCATTTAATATTAGGATGTGTTTGTTGAAACCGTTCTTTTAAATACTTTACCCATTTAGGATAGTGGATGCCGCCGATAGTTAACCCATTATGCGTGACTACATCAATATTCCAAAAGGTAGTACTTACTCCAAATGCAAGTGTGTCGTCGTCAATGTGTTTTTTTGCAATTTTTTCTATTACGCTGGGTTCAATTTTAAAACAAAAGTCTATTACTTTTACAGTATAACCAAAAGAACGCAGCCAGGAGGCAAGCTGATATTGTCCTCCTGAACGTACAGCATAGTGCTCCGGTTCTTGCATTCCTGCAAAAATAATAAAGTTTGCCATTATACCTTTCTCTTTGGTATTTTGCTATCAGCACTGCTTACACAACTGTCCGTAATACAAGGCATAGGCTTATCAAACAGTTTAAACCCTGTTTCAATGTTTCCTAGAGGAACATCGTGGCAACTGTAACTGCGCTTTACACTACCATCAGGTTCACGTATAATAATACCTTGATATCCAGCATTGCAACTCCAACCTTTAAACTTGTTGAAGTTAAATGCATTAAAACGTTCTGCTTGATCCATATACCATGCTTTGCCATCTTTGTCTCTAAATTCTACTTGCATGTGCCAAGGCACTTTTGCATCAGGCATGTACATCACATCCTTGGGTATATCAAAGTTAGGTCTCGGGCGACCACTCCATTTACGCTTGGTTTCAGTGTATGCACGTTGCGGCATACCGTTGTGTAGTCTCTTTAGGTCCTCCGGTTTGTATCCATCAACCACCCTACTAGCAGTAGGATCTGATTGCGGCTTGAGTGTGACGTTGATTCCTTGCTCGTGGAAGAACAAGGCGTTTTGCCAATCTCTTTCAAACCAATCTGGTACCATGACCATATTAATGGTAACCTGTACATCGTGCTCCTGACAGAAGATTAACTTGTCTGCAAAGTCTTGCATCTTCTCAACTGTATTTAAGTGTTCTGTGTGCAAACTTGCTGTGATGCTGGCACGATGAAATGGCTTAACAGCTTCTACATACTTTTCAAACCACGCCATGTTGCGACTACAGTTTGATGTCATGTGTACACTGGTGTAGTTTGTGTTGTTTACGTCATCAGCCAGATGCTGTAGAATATCCAAGTAGCCAGGATGGAAAGTAGGCTCGCCGCCACTAAGACTAAAATGATAACTATTAAATCCGTTTTCACGTGCTTGCCTCTTTATTTCATCTATGGTCCGTAAGCATAGTTCTGTAGGACGGTGGTCTTTACGGTCACTGCGGGCGTAAGGCCAACAGTAGGAGCATTTGTAGTTGCAGAACCTTCCAAGGAGCCAGCTAACAGTAAATATATCGCGATACAACAGGGTACGCTGACCAACACTGACAATGTCGTCAAAGGGTATTTTAGTAAAGTCATAGTTGGACCATTTTAAATCTTCATTCATATCTTATTATACCGCATTTTTAGTAATAAGTCAACTTTATAAATGTATATCTCCTAGTAGATTTTTACATTTAAACACACATAGCTCGTATGTTTGTAACTGGTTATTAATATGTTCAAACCAATCTCCATTAATTATATCTTCAAGTGAATGATAACGAACGTTGTGCGTTTTTGGATCTAAATTAGGAGCTGTTTTCCAAAGTTTATCTAGTTCTCTAGGATTTCCCATCCAACAACATGGAGTTACATATCCTTTAGCACTGATATAAATATTACCATCTATGCCATTATGAAACTTAGTTATTCTAGAGTTTAACTTTGCTGGGCAGCGTACACATTCAAGTTGAGGAGAAGTTTTTTTAAATTCCTTTACTGGAATACCGTCTATTGTATTTGGATTTACGCTTTTATACCATTCTGGAGTTTGTACTTCTTGTTTTTTAACTTTTTCAGGTTGTTTCTTTTTAGTATCATTATCGGGTAAATCAAGTACATCTGCACGACCAGATTGTATTATTTTAAAATTATAAAAGCCTTCTTCGATTGACATTTTTTTTGCATCTTCTATTTGATGTTTGTTATGATCAAACACAATAAATTGCCATTCGGCCCAGCCGCCTGCATTAATATAAGCACGCCAGTTACGCTGTAGTTTTTTCCAATCAACATGAACTCGATAAATGTGATTAGTATCTTCTAGACCGTCAATTCCAAATACAACTATAATATTTTTAGTTTCTTTTGATAGTTTTCCTAGGTTTGTCCAAAACTCTTCATCTCTAGTTCCACCATTTGTTGAAATAGCAACTCTACATTTGATATTTGTTGCAATATATTTTGAAATTTCTAACATTTGAGGATTTACAGTCGGCTCGTCGACATTTCCGCACATATGTACAATTTCAAGTTTGTCCCATTTATGATTTTTTAACATTTTTTTGATATCTTTTAGAGTAAACCATGCATCATTTAATCCAAGATCTTTTATTCTTCCATTTTTCCAATCAACATACTGCTCATAACGATCGCACTGAGGACATGCTGCATTACAATAGTTTGTTAATTCTAGTTGTATTCTACCTATTTGACTTGTTTCAAACCATTTGTTCATACTTATATCCTCTTTCTTTACTACACATATCTATTGCCCACGTTCGTTCTATACAAGGAAAACAGTTGTCTCCACAATGTTTATATTCTTCAACTGTGTCAAAAATTCTATCGTCTGCACAACTAATTGTAAGAGGAAGCAATGTTTCATATATTTCTTCTCTAAAATAAAGACCTATTATAGTTCCTTTATGCTGATCGTTCCATGGACTACAATGTAATATTTTATGTTTTGGTGCAAGTGTTGTGATCGTATCATGAGATGGAGGGTTATCTCTACCTTTGTCTCTTCCCTCTATATGTTTTTTAGCACATTGAAGTTCTATATTATATTCTGTTTGAATTTCCTTTGATTCAACCCATTCGATAATATATTCTGCTGGAACATTTATAGTCATTCCAGTATAGATAATGTCAATATTATATTTTTCAACAGTATCGTCTACACCTTTATCAAGTGCATCAACATAATCAGATTGTGATCCGTATACTACAATGTGTTTTGCTGGTGATTTATTTGTTAGTTCTTCAACTTTTTTAATAATACGTTTTGCTACATCGGCATACAATGGCTTTTTTTCAGTAACTAATGTTATTGGATATATGTTAGAGTCTGGATAGCATTTGCATACCAAGTAGTATAGTAAACTACTTTCGGCGCCGCCGGATAACTCAACTGCAATATTTTTAAGATTTTGATTAATGTACAAAATTTATATCCACTATTTTATCATATGAATCATCGGTATCATACAAAGTACCGTCTAACAATACAGCTTGTCGAGAATATTCCCACATAGGATTACCAATACCTAACATCAATCCTCTATTCCAAACCGGTATTGGAATATTATACTGTTCATTTAATGCAGTATACATTTCTCCCCAGGCTGCACATGCACAGAATCCAGTTTTATATCCTAGCATAGCAGCAGAATGAGCAGCTACACCCGAAGAAATGCCTATACTTGTATGAAAGTTTTTTTCAAAATCGTCATTAAAAGGATCGTCTATTTCACTTTCATCTGCTGGCATAAAAATCATTAACATTGGTGCAAGAACTTGACCATTACGATGGATAGGTTGATCAAAGTGAGGATTGGTACGATCAACTGCTAAAGAATAACATAATCGGTTAAAATCTTTATTTGTACTTACTAATAGGCTATAATATTGTCGATTTTGTTTTGATGGCATAGTAGTAGCTGATTGAATTATACTATTATAATCAGCTATACTTACAGGATTATCATAATCCCAGTTGCGCTGACATCTTTCAGCTATAAAACTTGCTTTTTCTATATTCATTTGTGTATACACAGGACCATTAACTAGCTGAGTTGTTAATTCATTGTACAGGTATTTAATATAATTGATTGCTTGAATTGATACTGAGTCTGCATGTATTTCGCCGCCGCATAGCTCTATTATTTGATCTCTTAACATAGTATAACATGCAATCTCAACATCAGTCGATTGCAGTTGTAATGTATTATTTCTATAAAACTCTTCAACTAAAAACTGTATGTTTTCTTTGTTGTTGAATTTTAATCCATTAATAAATGCATTAATTACAGTACTCAAATCTCTTCTACATTTATTTTCAGCAAATAAACTATCTGTTCTATTAGGATGCGTATTTTTAATCCACGATGTTATATCCTCGATCATATTTTCTTTATTTTCTAATACTATATTAGCGGCGGCGTAATACATTTTTGTTTTCCTTATCTACAGTTTTTAATATGCGTATTATAGATAAATCTTTATTTTCTTCTTTAACCTCTTCTTGCAGAATTGGTTCTAAGTTCTTTGTGTTTTTATAAAAAATATCTAACGCTGTATTAGTATTTAATGCTTTTGGAGAACACAATCCGCAGCCACAATAACTTTTAGGACATTTAATAAAAGGAATCTTACCTTCATTTAGTGTTTTTTCAAGTTTGTTGTTGATTAGATCAAAGCGGCTTGCTTTGCCAATTGGACCAACTTGACCATCCATATTAACTTGACAAGTTTGATGATGCCATACTCCGTCAAGTTCACTGTTTATAAAAAGAAAATCCCAGTTAATCATACAGTTCCAACCTTTAAAGTTGTTAGTAGGAACAAAAGATCCTACTGTCCATTTATCATCTATACACAAATCAAGTTTTCTTCCGGCACAACATGGGCGACCAATATTTTGTGCCATTTCGCAACTCTTGGCTTTTTTATTTACTGTTTCTTTTTTACCTCTACTCCAATAGTCTTTGAACCATTGATGTTGTTCTTCTGTATAAATGTGTGCAGATCCATCTTCAACATCTTTAGGATTTCCACTATCACCAATAATTCTAGGAGTATAACGTACACCAAGTTCATCTAGCCAATCTGCAACAGCGATGCATTCGGCAAAATAATCTTTGTGGAACATCAAGTTTATTCTAAAGTTATAATCAGCTTCTTTCATTGCAATAATATTATTACGAACTAGTTTTTCTTCGAGTTTACTTTGCTCGGCATGCCAACTTAATGTACAACTGTCGATGTTATCAATGATCTGTTGACATTTTTTAGGAGTATAACATCCATTGGTTGTAATATTGGTCTTTACTTTAGGATATTCCTCGTTACAATATTCAATAAAGTCAAAAAAGTCTGGATTAATAGTTGGTTCGCCGCCTGTAAATGCCAACGTTGTTTTTTTAGGTACTGTACGATACTTGTCATACATTTCACTATACTTAACAACACCGTCTAATGTATGTTTAAGAGTTTCAAGTGTAGTGTTAGGTGAAGTTTTATTACTATGATGCGGACCACAATAAGTACAAGCATATGTACATCGTCTTCCTAAATCCCATACTACATCAAAACTATCATTATCTACTTGATTAATTGCGCTGAACATCTATTGATCCAAATCCTATTATTGCACGTTTATATTCTACTGAAGTTTCGGGTAAGTTATTATTACTTAAAAACCAACTGCTACTATGCCAACGTTTTGCATCAAATAACATTGCTGTTCCTATTTTCCATTCATATACACTATGAACTTTTAAATCTGCATACTCTTTAGCATATGCTGTATCAGCAGGATTATAACGTTGTACTTCTTTATCGTATTCCCATTTATCTCTATATACAAACACTTCGTTATTATCACGATATCGCATTTCGCCTTTTGTATAGATTAACTTTCGAGGAATAGCAGAAACTCTATTATAGTTTACTGTATACGGTTGTTTGCATTTCCATTCAAGTGGAATAATCAAACCCACAACTACATGACATTCTATTTTTTCATCCCAAGGCACTGTATCAAAATCGGTATGCAACCCTGCAGGTTCGCCACTATGAAAGTAATCAAAATGCCAATCATTAAAATTTCCTGTAAGATTATTTGCAAAATCACGTAAGTTATTTTTAATATCTTTAGGAACCGCACAAAAATAATTAAAGTTTTTTGTACCAGTTAGTTTTATATCTGATGTACTAAACATCTTATTTGCTAACTCTTTATGAAAATTTATATCTAAATCAATGTTGTGTGTACCAAAATTATACATATTACTTCCTTATTATAAACGAGCCTTTGCATTTATCAACTATTTTATGATCACATATTACTTTTTCAATTATTGGGCCATATTTTTTATGGGTTAAGTTTCTTCCTATAATAATACCATTGTCCTTTAAAAACGAAAATGCTTTATTATAAGAGCTTTTCCAATCTACACTACTACTTACCAGTCCCATACTTATAATATCATATTTTTGAGAGGTTTCAAAATTTTCAAAATATACCTCATGTGTTTCTGCATAAGGACAGTGTGATTTAAACATATCAACGGTTATAACTTCTTTTAAGTTTCCAGGATCAAAATATCCTTTTTCCCAGTCAACTTGTAATCTTACATTTTCTTGCTCCCACGGATCGACTGCTGTATATTTCCATTTAGGATGACTATCATAAAGATAGGAAAATAGTCTTCCATTTGCTGAACCAACTTCTAAAATATTTCCAACAGGAGATGCCATTTGTTTTTTTACAAACTCCATTTCCTGCAAACTAATCCATCCTTCAGTTATCATGTCTTTAATCTCCAACTTAATGAATCTTCATCATAATACCTATCGCTTTCTGGTATATGTTTCCAACGGGTTCCGTCTATAACAAAACTTCCTTTTTCACTGTCTAATATGATATATTTTTTTATAGCATATGCAATCGAATATTTTACACCAGGATGACCGTCTGGTCTATTAATTGCCCCAGTGCGATCGTATATATTTCTTCCTATAATAACTCCGCCGGGTTTTAATAGTGTAAATGCTTTGTTATAAACGCTTGGCCAATCTACGTTAGGATTATTCATACCCATACTAATAACATCAAACTTCTTATCAGTTTCAAACTCTTCAAAGTCACAAGCATGATGTTCAGCAAAAGGTATATTATTCTGTAACATTTCATTAGTCACACGTGGTCCACGATTTCCATCGAGCCAATATCGTTTATTATAATCAAGTTGTATATGTACTTCTCTTGCGTGTAACGGGTCAACACTTACATAGTTCCATTGTCTATGTCGACTATATAAAAAATCAAACAATCTTCCTACTGCACTACCTGTTTCGAGTATATCACCTGTATCAGATTTCATCCATTTACTTACTAAACCGCATTCTTTTCTGCTTATCCAGCCATCTAATAACGGTGCTTCGTTGCTTATCATACAATTCTTCCAAATCCATAATATCTTTCTAAACAAAAGAAACAATAGTTACAATGAACCAGATCATCATGAGTGTATCTAGGAAAATCTTCACAACTGAATGTTAGTGGATATAGGTCTTCAAATACTCCATATTGATGATATAAATCATTTACAGCTCTTTTATCAGATTGAATAAATGGTCTTACTGATGTAAATACCGGGCCGGTAAATCCGCCATCTTGATCCATCCCTTCTCCACGCTGAATTATGTGACTATGCCATTGCACAGTATCTCGTGTTTTATCTCTTTTAATATCTATGTGATAGTTTACTCTTTCTAAATCTAACTCAAACTTATGATTATTGTCTACAAAGAATTGTTTAAATTTATCTACAGGCGGATTTAAAGTTAGCCCAGAATAACTAACTTCAATGTTATATTTACTTATTGCATCGTTTGTTAATATTCGAATCCCTGCTTCGTATTCGTGTCCAAGAAGCTGACTATCATGTTTATCATGGTAAAGTACAATACGCTCGGTAGGATATTTGCCTGTCATTTCGCCAACTTTTTTGATTATATTATTAGCACCATGACTGTACCACCATTTTAATTTTGTATCTAGTGTAAGTGTATAAATTTCGACATCTGGTTGATCTTTATAGTGATCACACACTGCATAATAAATAATAGCACTATCTGCTCCGCCACTTAGCTTTACTGCAACTCTTTTTACACCTGGTTCAAAATATATTTCCATTACGATCTTTCCATTTTTTCAACTTCGTTAAGACCTTTATCAGTTCCACGTTCATCAAATATACCTTCAATTAGAAAACGCAATGGTGTACGTACACCAAACTGATGAGTTCCATCATCATCATCTAGCCAGCCAACATGTATACTATTTGATTCTTTTAAACTAAAATCTTTACATACTTTACTATATAGATCTCCGTAATTTGCCCACCAATAATCAGGACCAAAGTGTTTCATTGCTTCTACACCTATCCACATATCGCTAACATTTGCATAAGCAAAATCATTCATAATGCTTATAGGTCCTACAGTTTTTTCTTTTGTATACCGTATACCTATACGTTGACTACCCATACCTAGTGCTTTTGACAAACTTACGCTAACACTTTTTATTGCAGGATGTGTGACATCAAATTCAAAGTTGCGACACTGCCCAAACCATGCTCCGTCAATGTGAACCGGTATATCATGTTCATCACAATAATCTAATAACAAATCAAAATTATCGTGATAGCCGGTAGTAATACAACTAGGATAACTTACAATAAAAACATCTCCTTTGTTTAGTTGTGTATAATGCGTTATTTGCTTTACATTAAAATCTGTTAACCGTCTATGATACTTATATTCTCCTTTGTACGTAGCTATATTAGCACCGTGCAGCTGATGTAGTTCATCTAATTGATGTGTAGTGCCAAGTATAGCGTCTCTGCGTTTAAAGTTTTCTAATCCTGTGTATTTTATGTGTTTATGTGCATGTATCCAAGCGTCTACTTCTTTAAGAAAAACTTCTGTATAGGCATGTGGATCTTTTGGATAATCGTTCATACTTAGATTTTGTCTAAACTTTGTAAACTTACTAAGGTACATAGGACGTTGTCGTCTTGTTCCTAGCATATCAAATGTTATATCGTTATATTCCATCTATTCTCTCTTTGATATATTTAAATATTTTTATATTTGAATCAATCCCTGGGTGATCAAAATCTCTTGCAACATCAATATAAAAAATATCATCGGCATTGGATGGATCAAATATTGAAAAATTTACAAAAGATATATTATGTTTAGCAAGCAACCAATATGTCTGGCATTGTGATATTTCGCTATATTGTTGTAAACTTTCCATAGTTTCTGTTGCTTGTTTTAAATCAGTTGATTGCAATCTAGTTGTTCCATAAAACAGCCTAAGTTTATTAGGCCATTGTAATATAACTATCTTTGGTAGTTTGTATCCACTATTTAATAGTTGTAATAAATTATCTTTTATAAGATTGCACGATCCTCCTGAAACTCCAAGGTTTAATACTGGTATATTATAATGAGATTCTAGTAAGTCGGTATACCTATGTTCTTTGTGCAGAGAATGTCCAAACGTATGACTACAACCTAATGCTAATATATAATCAGTATCAGGTGGCAAAACATGATTGCATCTATATCCAAATTTATTTATAGTATAATCTATAGGATTTTTAAAATAAAATCCGTCCTTATAAGTTTTTATCTTTTTTTTATTATGATAAAATAACTTTTCTTCATTAGCATCTTGAAATAGAAGAGATTTATTACAAAAATTTGAAGTGCTTACTGTAAGAAAGGGATCTATATCCATTTTTCAACTACCGCATCTAACTTACAAGGACATGCACGATAATCACATATTATTGGATCATCGGGCAATGTATACTTGCCTGTTTTAATATTACCTAAACTTCCGCCGACACCTTTGGTACAGCGTTTGATATTTCCATCAGGTTCTACCATTAGACGTCTAATACCTGCTGTACAAGACCATCCTGTAAACTTATGTAAGTTTTGATCTAATACTTTCATAAACTTTATTGGTGTTCCGTCATAATGTAAGGTTTGTGGTATTTTCCAATCAATACCAAATGGTTTCATTTTATTACAACTATTATTTTGTATCCAGTCTCTTTGTTCTTCGGTATATTCAAAATAACTAGTTCCGTCAATGCTGGTTCTAGTAAACTTTGGGGTTATTTCAACATTAAGCTCTGATAGTCTTTCGTATAAAATTTTAGCTCTCTCATAGTTGTCAGGTACAATCATTAGAGGAATACTTACACTTGCTTTATGTTGCATTATTTTAGCAACTTCAACAAAATGATCGTCGTCTGCTTCTTCTGCATGCCAGCTTAGAAATACAAACGACCTTTGTGCTTTAAAAGATTCCCAATAACGAAGTGTCCGGCTTGCATTTGTAGCATATTCAACAAACACATCTTCGTCACTGATAGTATCAACAAACTCTTGAAACTTAGGCCAAACAGTAGGTTCGCCGCCTAATATTTCTACATAAACATATTTGTTTCTTTTTTTAACTTCTTGTATTAAATCAAGATATGGTTGCCAGTTTACGGGCCAACGATGGCTTCCGTCTCTATGATAATCATTACAATAACTACAACTAAAGTTACATACATTATGAACAAATAAAGTTAATATACAACAATCAAGGTTTTCATTAGTTATTCTCATCAAACAAATCCTTGTATTGTGGAACTATATCTAATACATTTTGATTACGTATTTTATCAAGCCGATTGGTTGTGTCGATAAATGTTGGAAGATGTTCACTATAATCTTCGCTGTACATAAAGCGTTCAACTTTAGTTAATATATCAACAAAATTATTTTTTATTTTTTCATTGTACGATGTACTATCAATCCATTGTTTGTGTTCAAAAAATGTATCACTTACTTTATCCTTTAAATACTGAGGCAATATTTTAACATTATAATGTTTTGGAGCATGACACATGTGATATGTTATAATAGGTTTAGCAGTAGTAACTGGATTAAACTTTTCTAATCCACTTTCTTCTAACTTCCAACGCATAAAATCTGGCAAATGAAAAAGATTTAATGGAGTTACTGTATAAGTAAACCAACCTTTTAAGTTTATATTTTTATTTTTTTCTAATAACTCCATATTTTTATATACTTTGTTCCAATTTGCAGGAGCTCGTTGATAGTTAAACACATCGCCATATCCGTCAATACTAGCACCTATACGTATTTGTTTAAACTGTTCCCACAACTTAATAATACCAGGGGTAACATTTGTTAAGTTGCTGTTATACTCAATTTCAATATTACTGCTGTTTCCATTTGCTACCAATCTTTCAAGTAATTCTAAATGTTCATCAATGATTAATGGCTCGCCACCAACAATGTACATACGTTTTGTATTACCTGTGTGTTTTTCAAACTGATTCCAAAACCAGTTGCTTTGTTTAAACCAGTTATAACTATCTGTTTCCCATCTACCTTTGGAGTTTTTTTCTAACACAACAGTACCATGAGTGTCGTTAAACTCTGGTTTGCCTTTTAACTTTACATAATCATTAAACCATGTATGACTTTCTGTTGGCCCGCACATTCTACATTTTAGATTGCAGAAGTTTCCATAACGAATATCAAAAAACTCTATTGGTTGAGCATTAGTATCAATACTGCCATCGTCATTTGTAACAGCTCTAGCTGCTTCTACATCAAAATCACCGCTGTATTCTCCCCATTCTAATACTTCGTGTTCTCTTCGACTTTTAATACCGTTTATTTCTTCTTGTCGGCAACGTTCACACTCAGGGTGCCATTCATCATTGAGCATCTTTAATCTAACTTCATTTAATAGTTCTGCGTTCCTTGCATCGTCTATTTCATGTTTGCCTATATTATAGGGTGTTCCGTCGGCTTTCCTAACTATACCTCTATTCTTAGTATAGCTATTGGTGTTACAACATATGCGTATATCGCCGTTGTTTCTAATATTGATACTATTCCACGGCATAGGACAAAAAGTTTTACTCATCTTTAGGTTCTGTATCCTTTAATAAATCGTAAAGCTCTGGAATATAATCTTCAATACTATGGTTACGTATCTTATCCAATCTACGAGTTGCTTCCCAAAACTGCGGAAGTGCATCGCTAAAATCTTTAGCATACATATAACTGCTGTACTGATCTAATAGTTTTATTACTTCTTTTTTAGAAGCTTCTTTTCTATGATCTGGCCAATTTGTGTCATCGATTAACTTTGTAAGACGTGGTTTATATTCTTCATACTTGGCATGAACTGCATCTTTTGCAAACTTGGGCAACATACGCATATTTAGAAAACGTGGACCGTGTAACGGATGCGGAGTTATTACTGGTCTCCAGTTATCATCGTTTACTTTTGGCATTTTGTTTAAAATAATCCATTCCATAAATTCAGGAAAATGTAATGCATTAAAAACATTGATAGTAGCAGCAATCCATACTTTATAGTTGCCTTCGGCTGTTGCAAACTTTTGTAAGTTTTCGTGTATTTTATCAAAATGACTCGGGTATCGCATGTAATGATTTATTTCTCCAATACCGTCAATACTAGCACCAATATTGATGCGTTTAAAATGTTTCCAAACATCCCATGCACGTTGCGGAACATTTGTAAGATTGGTATTATACTCTACAATAATTTTATGAGCATGTCCTTCGTCTACACACTTTTGTAAAAATTCATAATGTCTGTCAATCATTAGTGGTTCGCCGCCAACAATATAAAGTTTTTTTATTTCACTAATATTAGCGTCCATTTGTTCCCAGTAATGGTCGCTTTGATGCCAATCGTACACATTTACATCTGGTTCAAACTTGCCTTTAGCATTTTTAACAAGGTTAACAGGGCCGTGACTATCTTTGTACTTAGGTCCCCAAAGTTTAACCTGGTCTTCATACCACATACTACTATCAGTTGGTCCGCACATACGACAACGTAAGTTGCAAAGATTACCAAATCTTACATCATAAAAACTACAGTCAATTTTATCTACATCAATAGTGCCATCTTCTTGTGTATGAGATAATAACTCATCCCATTTATAATCACCTGTGTTAATCCAAATTTCATTTTCATAACTTTGACGACTACGCATGCCTGCTTCGGATTCTGTTTGACAACGAACACACTCAGGATGCCATTTGTCTTCCATCATATATTGACGTATTTCTTTGCTTAACTTACTGTTTCGTGTATCTTTAAGATTAGCAGTACGAGCATTATAAGGTCGGCCTGTATCGTCTTTGAGTGTGCCGCCTGTTGGTCCATGTTGTGCTTGACAACATACACGAATATCGCCATTAGCACGGAGACTTTGACTCATCCATGGAATTGGGCACAACGTATTACTGTTACAGGTCATTAATGTTCTCCATTATATGTGTATTTAACTATTTGGTTATAATATTAAAACTGATCTGGTGTTATTAAATGTTCCAACTTGTTCCAAAGCTCACTATTTTTATCCATCCAATGTTCTTTTCTAATCTTGTTTAACTGAGCATCATTTCTTAAAAACAATCCAAAGTTGCCAGGCTGTTTAATCTCGTGTACAAGCTGCGCAAATATTTTACGGTATAGCACAGTATAGTTTTTTTCAATGCTTTGTAAATATTCTAAAATCCAAGGTTTTATATCTTCGTGCAAGTTACGTGGTTGCATCCACTCCGGTCCGTCAATAACCACACACTCATGATACAATTCTTGCTCGATACAAAAATCTAATATCTCGTGTATCTTGTTTACATTGTATATACTAAATGCACTATGCACATTTATGTGTTTGAAATGTTGTTTATACCATATGAGATTGTTGTAAACTGTGTCCCATTTACTATCTTTGCGAAGAAACTCATTGAGCTCTCCATAACTATCAATACTCAAATCAATGTGTACTTTTTTGCATTGCTGTAATAGTTTGACTAGTTGTTCATTTGGTAATATACTTACGTTTGTTACTAGTAATATACTCAACTGACTGAGATTGCATTTGTTAAGTACTTTGATCAACTTATCTTGTTCCATCATTGGCTCGCCGCCGAGTACTTTTATAAACTTCAAGTCAGATAAATCATAATGATTGACAATGGTGTTGTCTGTAATAATGCCTTTTGGTATTTTTCGACCAAGTTTTCTAGCATCACTGTACCAATGTGTACTAAGTTCAGGCATACACATTCTACATTTATTATTACACACATTACTTAGAGCCAAATCAATGTTTGTAAGTTTTTTTATCTTTCCTCTACCCTCTTCGTCAGTGGGTAAACCAAAATCTCCTATAAGCCTGCTGTGTATGTCGGTACGCATACTTCTAGCACTGCTTTTTTCATCATCATAACACTTTTTACAGCCGTGAACATACTCATCTCTGGACATTTTTTGTCTAAGATAGTTCATATATTCGTGATTGAACGGATCCGGGTGCGCAACATTTAAATCATCCGGAACTTCTTCTTCTCTAAATACGCAACACGGTCGTATTTGACCGTCAGGACGCATTGCCATGTGATGAAATGGCAGCGCACATGCATATTTTGGCATACTAGGCATACCAGTTCTCTGATTGCATCGGATCAATGCTTAATTCGTTGATGTTTAAATGCTTAGGCTGATCAACTATCCATTTTATATACTCAGCAGCTAGATTAATATCCATAGTTTTTCTGTCTGGATGCTTTGCTTGATTGTTATCAAGTGTTCCGAGACTGATGTAACTTATTTTAGGGCCGCTTGCCCATATGCCAGTAAGCCCTAACGTATTGCTATAATCACGCAATGCTTTCTTTTCAGCATTGTATAACCATGCGCCGCCTTTTTTAACTCTATCAGTAGTACTGCCTATGTTGATAATATGACATTGGTGATTTTCAAGTATGCATTTTTTATAAACAATATCAAGTAAACTGGTTTGATTGAATCTAAACAGCGCACTACAGTTGATAAACACATCATGATGTATTACTGCTTCGGCACATCTTTCCATATCAACTTTTTTACCAAAGTCATAGCCAGTACTTCTACTAATAAATTCAGCATCAGGATAAATCTTTGCCAATGCTCCAGCTACGCCTGTGTCTTTGTTACCCGTTATGATCATCTAATACTCCTATGTCTATGTGATTGTCTAATACGTTTAATAGTTTGTCTGTTTGCATACTCTTAGGCGCACATAATCCGCAGCCACATGTTTGTTTTGGACAAACAATAGTAGGCATTGTTCCAGATTGCATTTGTTTTCTTAAATCGTCTACTAGTTTTTTACCTTCGCTTATTTTTCCTATTGCGCCACGTGTGCCATTAAACTTTGCTTGACATGTTTGATGATGGAACACTTGATCTGTTTGCTGTTCTAAATGTAGGAAGAACCAGTTGACACTGCATTTCCATCCTTTAAACTCTCTAAAATCTACAAATGTACTTTTACGTTTTTCTGTACCATTGTGCAACATCATGTCTCTACTACCACAGCAAGGACGGCCTATACTACTTCCTAGTTTTTTTGCATTTTTTACAACATCACCTACTGCACTACTAGCATATAGCGCATCATTTTTTTGCTTCCAATAGTTTTTCATCCACGCTAGTTGCTCTTCGTTGTACTGATGAGCAAAGCTAGGCTTACTATCGGGTTCTTCACCAATAACTCGTGGTACAAAATCAACACCGTGTTGCTGCAAAAACTCGCATAGTTCCTTGCACTCATCAAAATATTCTGCGTGAAACATAACATTCACACTAACTGTACACTCGTACATATCACCTTGATAATGCAACTGTAATATTCTATCTTTTACTTGTTGTTTGAGTTTGCCATCGCTTTCACTATGATAGCTGATAGTAGCGTGACAAAAGTTTTCCATTATTGCTTGGCCCATTTTTTCACTAAATGCGCCATTGCTTGTAAGAGCAAAATCAGCTTCCCACTTGTCTTGATATTTTGCTTCGTATTCTTCTTTTAGATATTTTGCAAAAGGAATAAAGTGAGGATTGACTGTGGGCTCACCTCCTGTAAATCCAACGTTTGCTTCTTTGAAGTTGCGATGTTCCATGTATACGTCAATGTATTCAAACAGGAAATCTACATTGGCCTTTAGTTCATCCAATGTAGCATGTTTACTAAAGTTGTCATGTCTGTGTATTGGGCAATAACTACAGTCATAGTTGCACCGTCTTCCGAGATCCCACGTAACCTGAAACAACTTTCCAGTTAACAAATCGATAGTATCAAAGCTCATTTATTTCCTCAATGACAGATTTTACTTGTTTGTCTGCCCAATCTCTTTCTTCACACCACCAACACTGTTTGCATTCTGGTATATACATTCCTGCACTGTAATCTCTAAAATGTCCACAAGACTCTTTTATATTTTCCATATGATTTATATCGCCTTCACAACTACGTGTTGTATTGTACAAATCTAATATATTATGTATGTGGTATTGTGCTACAATCCAATCTTTTTTTACAAATCTAAAAGGATGGACAAATGTTGATTTTACTTTTCCGCTGTAAAACCATAAATCAGTTAGTTGTCCATCTTCGGCATCTTTGTCTCTATTGGTCATACGGTCTTCACGCAAGTCATCTGGATTTTTACTTGTAGCATTATATACTGCATCCAAGTTGTATTCCCATGCTGCAAACTTGTTGTAACTTCCTACTATAATCTGATCGCCACTCTTGCCGTTGATACTTGCTCCTATTACACCGTGTTCTATTTCAGGCGGAATATATGTTGTGTATCTATTTTCAATAATATAAGGAAACATGTCTTTTAGTTTGTCAAATACTTGTAAACTAATATAGCCTTGCCAAGGTCTTGTTTCCCAACAACGTTGATATGTAATAACATCTACTTTTGTAGTTAGATTGTTGCGTTGTATGATTGTACACAATAAATATGTTAGCAATGCACTATCGGCACCACCAGAAAGATTAATGCCAATACGCTGCCATTTTTCATCAAACGGAATAGTTAACTTACTAAAAGTTGTAAGCAGTATATCATTAGAAATATTTTTATATAACGAGTTGTTTGTATCAAACATTTCGTACAACTTCTCCGTTTACAAACTTGTAGTTTTCAATATGTTCATTGAAATCTTGTTTCCATATTTTATCTGTTTTTTCGATATACTTCATAAAATCAGTCCAATCAGATTTTTTTGCATCGTAGTTTAGAATATATTTCCTTATGTATTCAAGCCCGGCAACTGCACTGGTGATATCTTGCCACATGTCATAGGGCTTTTCTATTCCAACAGTAAAATGACTTTTTAACATCCTAGACGAATCTACGTTCTCTCTTCTTTTTTTGTCTACACCAAATATAGCATTGCGTGTTTCTTCGATATCATTTAATATAGAGTTTCTATGCTTCAACAGCATCACACTTGGATTTAGATAATCAGGTGTATACACTATACTAACATTAATATAGTTGATGTCAAGTTCTAAAAAACTAAGAAATGAATCTTTTATTTCCATAAGCTGATATGTTCCTGTAGTATAGACTACATTAATGTCGCAATGATTATTGTCAACTTGTTTAAAACGATTTATATTTTCTTTTAACTTTTGCCAATCACCTTGTCTAAAATATGGATATAGTCTAGGACCTGCATCTAAACTTATTTGAATGTTTACATCACCAAATAAGTTTAATAATCTGCTCAACTCAACTGCATCAAAGTCTGCATTGAAGTTGCTATGAAAAATGATTTTCATATTTTCAGCGTTGGGATGATCGCCAAGTTTAGCTAATGTAGGAAAGAACTGTTTTTGGTACAACACTTCGCCGCCGGCAAAATCTACTCTTTCAAGATTTGGAAAGTTGGTGTTAAGATCTTCAACTATTTCTAAAGCACGAGCTGTGCTAATACTTATAGTGTAATCATCATCTGCATCCTGTCGATGCATTTGTCCAGTTAGCTGTATTAGATTGTGTTTATAATCTTCGTCGTCAGGTGTGTATTTTTTTAACTTGGACATCCAACCGCTGCTGAATACTTGACTACAATGCAAACAACTCATATTACAACTATGACTGAAACGCATTTCGATTGTTTTCAATCCTTCAAATGCTGTTTCACCAGTTTCGTGATTATAATATTGTAAATCAACACCTTGTTCTTGACGCATACTCTTGCCTGCATTTGCTTGTTCAACATGCTCGCACATATTACAACCTTTGCACCAAGTTCCGCTCATTAGTTTTTTACGATGATTTTTAAAGTTTTCATTATTGAAAAACTTGCTTGGCAGGTATTCCTCATCTAGCATTTGAAACTTTTCGTGTTGTGTAGGACAACTGGTTACAAATCCATTTTTAAAGTTGATTCCGCTTATAGCATAATAGCAATCTAAACTAGCCAATGATTTTCTCCCATAGACTTTGCTTTGGTATATCTAACAAAAATCCTTGTGCATTGTTTTTGCCCCATTCTTTTTCTTGACAGAAAAAACAGGTTCCGCATTCTGGAGGATATTTGGTTTTATAATCTTTTTCTATTTCAACTAAACTAATTTCGCAACTTCGTGTTAGCTTTAATAACGCTTCTAACTTGTAGTTTACATACTGTGCCATTGTATAGTTTTTTCTAAGAAGTCCAAATGGATTAATGCAGGATCCTGTAATAACCCAATCCCAGTTATCCTTAACAACTGTTTCATCTCGAAACTCAGGAGCTTGATCATTATCTATCGGAGGATTCATAGTTGTTCCGCTGTATACCCATTCGTAGTTATAAGATTTTATTAAATATTCTTGATAACTATGTGTTATCAACACATCGCATTTTGCCATTGAAGGTAATGTCAAGTTGGGTAGATTTAGATTTTTTAATGGCACAGTTTCAAATTCGTGTGGCAAGAATCCCCAATGCTGCATGCCAATGATATCTGGAAACTGTTTTTTTAGATAACCAAATGCCTCTTCCGCCATTGGTTTTAGCCAAGGCTTTTGTTCCCAAAAACGTACCATTGTATATACATCTATTTTTGTTTTGAGCTTTTCTCTTTTAATAAGTGTGCATAACATATAAAGTAATAGGCTGCTATCGGCGCCGCCACTAAATGCTACTAATATTTTTTTTGCGTGTTTATCAAGATGTATAGGCAATCCGTTTATCCTATAGACATTAGGATATCTACGATATTGCGTTTCATACTGCTTAATAAAATCTTGTTTTTTATAATTCAGTTCTAAGTAATCTAAATACTTAAAATCATCCATCAAAAATATCCTTCATCTCAGGGAATGTTTCAGCAAATGTAATACCACGTTGTTTGTCGCATAGGGTTATAAACTCTTGCATTTCTGGCAGGCGCCTGCTCCAATCTTCTGATTCCATGAACTGTAGCATACCTTTAAGACGCTTGATACCATAAGGAGCAGCATCAAACATTGCTTTGGTCACCTTGCCTTTGTGCCAACTAGGTACACCTAGTTCCCAGTTAGCTTCCCACCATGGATAAAACTCTTCATACTTTTTACGCACTTCCGCTTTAAACCATTCTGGCAATACTTTAACATTTAGGTGCGGTGGATGGTATACAAAGTGATAGTTTACTCCGCCTGCACCAAATGGCCACATATTAATCTTTTTAAATTTTTGTTCTAGTTTCCAACGAATAAAATCTGGTATGTAATATATGTTTAATGCTTGTACTGCACATGCTACAGTGATTTCTACATTGTTACTTGTTTCGTTGTCAAGTATATGAAATACTTCTTCTTGACGTTTCCAGTTACTTGGATAACGAATATAGTCATTCATCTCGTGTATACTATCTATTGAGTAATGAAAACGAACTACTTTAAACTCTTTCCATAGGTCAAACAAATCATCACGCCATTCAACGCCATTTGAGTTGTAGCGTAGTTCTAGATCTTTTGCATAGCCCATTTTAATAGCATGTTCAAGTATTTCGTAATGTTCTTCAATAATAAGACTTTCGCCGCCGGCAAAATAAATCTGTTGCATACTACCCATTTGATCATAGAACTGTTGCCAAAATACAGGATTTTGTTTGTGCCAGTTGTAGCTACTACCATTGGTGCTACCTTTGTCTTGCCACTGCATTGTCTCTTTGAGACTTTCGTTTTTTACTTCAGGAAAGATTGATTTATAATCTTTAATCCAGCCACTACTATCATGCGGACTACACATAACACAAGCAAGCTGACATTTGGTGCCAAAGCGTAAATCAATGTATGCTAAGTTAGGCGGTACTTCGCCATCTTCTGTAGTATCAGCAATCAGTTTGTCAACATCAGTACGCTGACTCCAATATGCTGTTTCCCACATACGTTTGCTATTATGTCCTGCTGCTTCTTCTCTGTAGCACTTTAAACAACTTGGAGGCTTTTCGCCATTCATCATCTGCTTGCGTACATTTTTCATATACTTGCTGTTCCACGCAGTTTGAAAATCTGTTACATTTAGGTTGTTTGGTTTGCCGTCATCTGTTTTAAGAATGCCAACTTGGCCGCCATGCTCTTTATCATTAGTAGCACCTACACTACTAGCGTTTGCTGTACAGCATACTCTCATACTGCCATCTGGTCTTGTACTTAGGTGTACCCACGGAAGAATACAAAAGGTGTCACTTACTTTGCTCATACTGTACTTATGCCTTTATCTGCGTAGTTTATTTCATTATGATATGCTTTATTTTTTGCACATGTTCTAATACATCTACTGAGATGTAATGGATGATTTGGTTGCCAACTTGCTGTTAATAAATCTTTATACCAAGGGTGTTGCATTATTTCTTCTTTGCTGTGTAACAGTAAACTATTCCAGCCAGGTTCAAATCTGTTTAGTTTCTGCATTATACCTTCTCTGTTTTTAAATGCACTATCCCATAGAAAACAACACGGCCACATAGTTTGATCACTTGCTATAAATATTTCACCTTCATGGATATACTTACATATAATACTGTCAACTACTTCTTTAGTTTTTTCGGCATCAGCTTTATGAGATTTATACTCAGTAATAAACTTATCCAAGTCTTTCATTATATCTTTTTTACTATGCTCTTTACTGCCTGTGGTTGTAATAACTTTTTGTTCCGTTTGTTTTTTAGTTTTTATTTTTGCAACCCAATCGTGATAACTATTACGCATTCCAGTACGTGTAGCAAAATCAAATCCTAATACTGCGGCATGTGCTCTAGCAGTAACTAACTCTTGCTCATTGTGATCAAAAACTATGTAGATCCATGTAGCATGACGTTGTGGTGCTGCTTCAGAAAATGCTATAATGTTGCGTTCTACAACACTCCATTTGGTGTTTACCCTATATATATGATTGGTGTTTTTGTGTCCGTCAATACAAAAATGTATATGCAACTTTCCTATATAAGTTGATGCAAGTTCGCCTAGTTGTTTCCACCATGCTGCGGTATTATATCCACCGTTGGTACTATACTCACAATATGCACCTTGGCTAAGAAGGTATTCTGTCATAGCCAAACAATCAGGATTAACAATAGGATCTCCAAGAACTCCGCAAAACTTGAACTCTACTCCATTGTAATCTGCAGGAGGAAAAATACGTTGCAAATCTTGCAACGTAAATGCGTTTATTTGCAACAATTCTTTATTGAGTGTTCTTGCACACCCTGGACAAGCTGCATTACAATCGCTGGTTATTTCTAGTTCGACTTTTTTAATCATATTAAATCCACCAACTCTGGAAAAGTTTCTACAAAGTCGGTGTTCCTTTTTCGATCCCACATTTCTATTGTTTTTTTAAAGTTACGACGAAGGTTAGGATTATCATCTCGAATGTGTAGATAATCAAACAATCGATGATTTTTTTGTAGACATTGTAGTTTGTTGTTTGCAACGTCTATCTGTTGATCATTTAGTAGCACTGGAGTATATGCAGTTGGACCGTGCCATGGTAATAAAATCCAGTTGTTCATCTCAATGCCGTTGTCAATATACCATTGTTCTAGTGTATCTATAGTCAGTGCATTAAACAAGCTATAACTTGTTTGTACGTGTACTTTTGCAACTTGTTTTATTCTGTTGTAGTTTTTTAACCATTTTTCTTCTACCAACGGATATCTAATGTATGTACCACGCTTGCCAAAATGATCATGACTGAATGTAATGTCAAAGTTTGTAAACTTGGATAGGTAATCATTTACAATATCTTTGCCTTTGTATGTACTCACGCTGCCATTTGTGTGAGATGTGATGTGTATATCAAATATTTTATTGTCAATCAGTACATCAAATAGTTTGTAATACTGTTCTTGCATAAATGGCTCGCCACCGTTACAATGTATTGATTGTATTGTATCTGCATGTTCTAAAATATATTCAATGATAGGATCTATATCGTTATTCCATTCACCGGATATATCAGTATGCCGTATATCTAAATCTCTTTGTATTTCTATATCGGTGTAGTTTTTTGCCCACGTACTACTAAGTTCAGATTCGCATCCTAAACATGCAAAGTTACAGTTATTACTTACAAGTAAATCAACAAAGATAGGTTTTTGATCTGTTAAATCAGTACTCATTACTTGTTTACTATAATGCATTGCCTTGTATGCATTTTCATTTGAAAACATTTGTACATTGTGTATGCTGCCAGTTTGATTGTAAAAACTACTACACGACCGACAGTTATTTTTTGGATAGTTTCCTTGTAAAAAATCCTGGCGAGTGAGCTTTGCAGATTTGCTGTTGTATACATTTTCAATAGAACTATAGTTGTAGTTGCCAAAACTATTGGTAGCTGCACAACACGGTTTTATAACGCCATCTTTTCCAAAATATATTTGGTTAAATGGTGCATAACAAAATGTTTTGTCTTTCCAATACGGTGTCATTTGAACTGCTCTGCAAATGGATCAAACTCTTTGCCGCATTTCATACTGCATACTTTTAGTTTTCCATCGGCTATACTTTGTTTGTTCCAACTGTCTTGTATACTATCAAAAATGCCTGTATCAAACACTGCACGTAGCCCGTGTGTTTTAGCACTGATTGCATCTTTGCCGCCAGCTGCATCAATAAAATCCCATACTTGTTCTTGCTTAGGGTCACTGTGCCACCATTTGTACATACGCCCAGCTGTCCAGCAACATGGCATAGCAAGCCCTTCGGCAGTAATAAACAAGTTTCCTTCATCTTTTACTTTACAATGTATAGCAGCACGATCATAATAAGTATCCATGCTGCCATGCTTTTCTTTTACTTTGTCGTATGCTTCGAGTGCCTTGTTTAAATATTTGGCATCTGGTTTTTTAAGTTTAGCAGTTTGTTCACCTTTACGGTTTACTGCCTGGTGCGATTCTTTCTTTTCGCTTTGTGCTGTTACAAATCTGCCTGTTTTCTTTTTGATGAATCTTTCACAGCCCCATACATTAGCAAGTGCTTCTGCTTCTTCTACCTGATGTTGATTATGTTCAAAGATTAAAAAGTCCCAACGTGCTCTGCCTCCGGCATCTATAAATGCTCTCATGTTGCGTTCTACATTATCCCAAACAACACCCTGACGATACAAATGATTAGTGTCACGTAACCCATCTACACTAAAGATAACTGCACCCATGCGTCCAAAAACACCAGCAAGTTCTTGCCACCACTCTGCACTCTTTGCGCCGGCGTTGGTATTCATACTCAACCACATTTTGCTGTTGTGTTCTCTAAAGTATTTGAATATTTCTAATGTATCTCGTGCAACAATCGGATCACCCAAGTTACCACACATATACATTGTGTTTAGTTGTGCAATAAACTCCGGTTCAAAAATACGTTTACAATCATCCAATGTTAGTTCGCTTAAATCAATGTGCGGATTTAATGCTCCGCCGTTCTGATTGCGATCACACATAGGACAACTGGCTTGACAGTTTTGCGTATTTTCCAAGTGTATGGTTTTAATATTTTCATATTTGTACATTATTGTCAATCCAGTTTTTAAAATGTTTAAATATTTTTTTATGTGTTTCTATTGGCAAATGATTATACAATCCATCTGATTGCTGTTCTGATAGGGGTGTATATAAAGTCTCCATGACTTTAGAAAAAATATGCACATTAGGACCTAATATAAATTCTTCTTTACCCCATGGATGATAATCATTGAAACAATATACAATAAGAACTTTTTTAAATTTAGGAGCAACTAAGTTTAACATTCCCAAAACTTTTTGATGTTCTATTTTGTCCCAGCTGTCTTTGCGATTTTTTATTGTTTGTTTGACAAAATCTTTATGGTTATGGTATTTTCTTTTTAGTTCGATTACCTCTTTTACTTCTAGAAGCCATTTATTAAATACTATGTCTACTGAAAGAAATTGATGCCTAGGACTTTTCCAAAATTTCCAGTTTTGTCTATATATGTTAGAAACAAAAAATATCAATGATATGTTACTAGTATCAGTATCATCCGGAATATTAACTAACTGTTCTAAAGACCAATCAGGACTTGTACCATCTAATGAATAGTTAACTACATTGTACTTTTTTTCTAACATTCTAGGCCAAGTTCTTACAGCGTTCGAATCCGGATGTCTATAAGAATAACTATCGCCAAATATCCAAACTGTTTCAGTCATCTAATATCAACTTTACATCTTTACCAGGGCCAGAATTACTAGGTAGGTCGCCATACTCGTCAATGTACCAGGCAATGACAGCCTTATACCAGTTTTGACTGTTGTGGTGTGCTTGCTTGTTAAACTGCCAAATATTATTATTTGTAGCTTGTATTGTACTAAGAGCTCTTGCACTTTCTTTTTGAAGTTCTCTTACACTTAGTTCACTTATATCCAATTCTCATAAACCTTTTGTATTGCGGTAGTTCTAGTTCTCCGCTGTATAACTCTTCACCTAGTGGTACTTGTTTTGCAAAACTTTCAAGAGTTTCGTGACAGTTGACATGTTCTTTGATTTTAAAATAGTTGTTACTTTGCATTATTACTAGACTTCCGAATGTTATGTTATTGTACCAACTATCAAAGTTATTTATATGTTCACAGCTTGTGTTGATAACTGTATCTGGAACTGTCCACAATCTCTGAGTTGTTCCATCAGTTTTGTTTACATCATATATATGTTCATCAAACCGTATTTCGTGTATGTCTTCGGTACTAGCTTTAAACTTCCATTTTTCCTCTACCCACTTTTTATTAAATATTTCTGCTATTTTCCAAACATTTGGATCAACATCAAAACTTCGGATATTTTCTATTTTTATTCCGCTTTCAAACAACATAGTAGCAAGAGTACCATACCATCCTGCACAAAGAAATACTTTACCTAGTTCTACATTACAGTTTTTAAGTTCATTTATTAACCAAAGTTTACTTTGTAGCTGACCTCTACTAAAACAATCTTCGTCTATTTCAATATTATTAGTTTGAAAGTTTTTAAATGCATCAACAAAATAGGTGCTGTCTCTATCTTTTAAGAGTCTAAATACACTCCATATATTATCATCCATTACAGCTTTTCTTAAATCTTCGTTTCCAACCAATCTAAAAATACTATGCATATTATCTTCAAGAACTGCTTTTCTTAAATCTTCGTTGCCCGGAAGCAATCTAAATAAACTATGTAAGTTTTGTTCTAATACTGCTTTACGCAAGTCTTCAATGTCGCCGACAGCTCGTGTATTGTCTATACATCGAAAAATACTGTAAATATTTTTTGTTAAAATAGCACTACGTAAATCATCATTAGACGTAAACTCTAATATAGAACTCAAATCAGAATCAATATATGCACGGCGTAAGTTTTTAAAATATTCATCTTGTGGATTTAATATTTCAAATCTATCTAATAGCTTATGTATTTCCATCATACTTTTCCTTTAACCAATCAAAGTCATTGATGTTTTTTAGTGCTACAGTATTGCCTTTATTACGAGTACCGTATGCGGTTCCTGCTTTGGCACCTTGCAAAGCATCTTCTCCGAACGGAGTATCAGGTAATACATGCATACACCAAGTCCTTAAACGTTCATTAGTTTCCTTACTCTTTTGCCTATCAATGACTTTACTTGATAACTTTGCACATTCTCTAAATGCACTTTTCCATGCATTAAAAGGATCTGTATTAAATGCTGTGATATTTGAAACTTTTGGCATAGCTACAAACTTATCACTAATACTTGTAGTCATGTCGGGTTTGCTAGTGTCCATGTTGATAGTTTCGTGTTTCGGAAATAACTTAATACCTCCATATCCGTAAACCAATCCATTTACTGGATTTTTACTGCGCCATACGTGTACGTGATTATACTGCCAAGCAGGAACTTGCCAATCAAAATTAAAATCATCAACAACTACGGCATCACCATCAACTATATAAAACATAGGTGTATCACACACTTTTGCTGCTTCAATATGTGCTTGATGTATTCCTTTAACTCCGTGTACTCTATGTATTACTCTGTCTGGAAATCTAGTTTTTAGATTTTCAAAGTTTTCATCTGCATTTGGTTCTTGATAACTAATAAAAACTATATCATACAACACAGGTATACTAGCTGCAATATCATGTTCTTTTTTATTAGCAATAAATCTAAATAGCCATTCACGTTCGCTAATTTTAGAATGTTTACTACAAAGTATAACTCCGTCATGGAACTTACCATTTAAAAACATATGATTTATTTTTCTATCAAATACATTGTCATGTGGAAAATATTGATCAAAGTTAAAATCGTTAGATACAATGACACTAGACGGAACAACATAAAACATTTCTGTAGCACTAGTCTCTAATGCTGACAAATATTCTTCATAGGTATCTATTGCAAATACATCATATTTTGTAGGTCCACTAGCTACTGTTTTGTGTTCAATTTTATTGACTATAAACCTGTGTTCAACTTCTTTTTTAGATAACTCAGATTTTTTACTACAAAGGAACAAGCCATTATATAACTCTTTGTCATCAACTTGATGCACAAATGCATGATTTTGCGAAAGTAGTTGTACTTCACGATGTGGAATATAATAGTTGTTAACAAACTCTGTATCAATACCAATATTAGCAGTACTCATCCAAAACATATCTGTTTCACTAGTTTCTAATGCAGACAAATAATCTGCATATGTATCAATGTTAAAAATATCATACGCACAAGGTCTGCTTGCTTGTATATCAACTTCTTTTTTATTAACAAAAAATCGATGTTGTAACTCTTTAACTGACACTTCTGAAGATTTTGGTATTAGACAGACTCCATCATAATATTCATTGTTTTTGAATACATGTATGTACTCTGTACTCCATGCATCTGGCTCGTAATCAAAGTTAAAGTCATTGTTTATTATAATGTCGGGCCAAACCACCCAAAACATTTTTGTTATACAAATACGCTTTGCATCATCTAGTGTGTTTGCATGTTTTAAAAGCGGAAATCGTTGTTTTGCAGACTTCCACTGTTTGTTTTTTTCGCCAATAAAGATTATATCATACATACTACTAGTTATAACATATTTTAATCAACAAGTCAAGAACAGAATGTGATAAATACTAGAGAAGAGGAACCAACAAAAATGACCGATTTTATACCAGGTGAAGCATACCGACTAGATATTATTACAGCAGACGAGACAGTGATTGTCGACAGCTGGCAGGGACAGATTAAAGCAAGTGTTGTTGATATCAATGGTATTATACTAGTCGATGTTGATACTGGAAAATTATACGGTACGTTGGTTGGTACCATTGAAGACGCTAACGGCAATAATGTTTTATCCTCAACAGGTGATCTAACTGGTAGTGTTACTGGTAGTGTATACGACAACGACGGTGCTTTAGCATTTGATGGCGAAAACGGAACGGTTATTGCTAATGTTGTTGGCAATGTTGTAGATAGCGAAGGCGATATTATTGTTAATACCGGAGCAAGATCTATTATAGCAGATAGTATTACTGGCTCATTTTATGGTGACTTAACAGGTAGTATCACAGCAGATAGTGTAATATACGGTACATTTAATGGCGATTTTAACGGTACAAGTTATGGAGACTTTTTTGGGGATACTACAGGTACACACACAGGCGATGTAGTAGGTGATGTAGTAGGTGATGTAACAGGTAATGTCACAGGCAATCTTACCGGCGAACTACTTGCTATCCAGCCAGGCGATGATATTGCTACACGTCTTACCGGACATAACAACACTGGCGGATACAATCAGTGGGAGTTTTACGGTGGACTTGCACACCCAGTGTATCCTGCAGAAGATGCAGTTGCACGTGGTCCTATAGTAAATATTGGTGCAACTAGAGCCGACACAGAAGTAAGAGCCAACTTAAATCATTATGATGGCACGCCAGTGATGAGATTGTCTTTGGAGAGTTTGCCGACTTACAAAGCCGATTTCATAGGAAGACTTGTTGGAGCAGTTGCATACGATACACAAGGCGATAATGGTATTACTAATATTATATCCGGAGAAAGCAACGGTACACTTATTAGTGGCATAAATGATAAGATAAATATTGGTGGTGAAAATGACGAAGTAAATATCATTGCCGATAGTCTAACTATACAAACGGATTCAATAGACTCGCTTTCGCATAGAGGATCAAATAATAACAAAACATCTCTACTAAACAATGACGAACTTTTAAGTATTGAAAGTTGGGGTTACAACGGAACTGAATACAAACGAGGCGGAATGTTTGGATTTAAAGTTGACGGCACACCTGATGCAAACGGAAATACCATACCAACAGGGTTTGGTGTTCAGCTGAGTACATCTACTAGTACACACGTTACAAATATAGCAAACAGACTAGAGTTTAATAACAAAGGTGTATTAGAAGTTCCAATATTTAAAGCAAGAGGCACCACATTTGCCGACAGAGATAGTATGATAGCAGAAGCAGGCATGATATTATTTAATACTAGCAACAACAAGTTTCAAGGCTATGATGGAATATCTTGGGTTGACTTACATTAAATAATATGCTATAGTAACAACATAATAAAGTATTGTTAAAGGAAATTAAAATATGTTGTTTGAATGGAATCACTTAAAAAAAGCAAACGCTAACTATTTTACTCATTGTTTTATTGCAGTTTGTTATAGTTTTATCGGTCTTGGTATTTTTGCATTAGGAATACTACATGCATTTTTTCCGTTTATGTTTGGATTTACACCCTATAAACTTGCTAAGAAAATCACAGATGGTACTGAAAAAAACTTTCCTGCGTGTATTAACGAGAAATAAATGAAGATATTCATAGACGGTGAACAAATATCTCAACAGTGGATCAGTGACTATACGTTAAGTAGTCCTGTAGATTGCTATAGTGATAAACCCGACTGGGAACAAAATGTACTAAAACTGTTGCACAACTGGTATTCAAATTCTGGATACAGCTACGGTTATAGAGGCGATAAGTTTTTAAATCTTAGTACAAGCGGCACAACCGGATTTCCACAACATATTGGTCATTCAAGAGAAACTATCGAACAAGTTGTTGATTCTAATATTAAAATACTAGGGTTAGATAAAAATAGTAAAATATTAAGTTACTATTCACCTCGTGGTATTGCGTTTAGTGTGCTAAGTGTGTATCTTGCATTGAAACTAGATTGCGAACTATACATTGAAACATTCAAAGGCATTGACTATATAAATCGTGTACACGAAATACGTCCAACACACACATTGTTATTGCCTAATGTTTGGAAAACATTATACACACACGACAAATGGAAAACACTAGATTATAGTAGTTTACAAACTGTTATTACAGGTAGTGACTTTACACCAATAGGAATGTTAGACGAACTACGTGAACACAATCCAGACAAAGTATACAATGTATATGGCAGTACTGAAGTGCCTCCTATAGTATTGTACAGTGAAGAAGAAAACACATACACAATAGACAGTATTGTTCCTGGAGCAGAAGTAGATATTGTAAATGGACAGATTGCTTGTAAATGGAGTAGCCAATCAGACATCTGGATAAGTGGCGATTGTGTTGAAGGAGATAGGAATCGGTTTACACTAAATGGGCGTGTTCCAAATATGTTTAAACAAAATACAGTACGTGTGTATCCCGAACAAATAGAAAAAGCGGCGGTTGCAGCTGGAGCAGAACTTGCACTGTGTCAACAAGTTAAAAATCAGTGTGTGTTACACTATACAGGCAATATAAATGATTTAAAAACATTTAACGACACTTACAAATATATTCCAAGATTTAGACTACGGGCAGTAGATCATATTGCAGTAGATGACAATCTTAAAAAGATTATAAGGACACAAACATTTTGAGAATAATAGTTTTAGGTGCCGGAACAGCTGGTGCGATTGCTGCAGGTATCATAAAAAAACGCAGACCTGATATTGAAGTTTTACAAATTCACAGTGAACAAGTTGGTATTATCGGAGTCGGCGAAAGTGTTACTCCTTATTTAAATCATGCATTCCACGAACTTGGTATGGTTGAAAAAGATTGGATGACTGCAACTGGTAGTATGTACAAACTAGGAAACAAGTTTGAAGGATGGACAGACGAAGATCATTACTTTGCATTTACATACAACAAGCCTATTGATAAACTTATTAATAATAAACCTATAGACTGGAATGATATCAAAAGTATAAACGAAACTGATATTAGACTTACTGACGTATGGTGTGATTTGTACAATCAAGGAATGGTAAACAACTTTAGTGCAAGTTTTAATGATTTGCACAATTCATTAGTCGACAATACATTTGATTTTAAGTTACTTGATCGCACTTGTCTCAACTACAGTTATCATATTAATGCAGAAAAACTTGCACCTTACATAAGAAAAAATATTAATAATAAACTTGGTGTAATAGAAATAGAAGGTAAAGTTGTCAAAGTTAATACCAACGACAACGGTGTACACAGTGTTGAGATGGAAAACGGAGAAGTATATACGTCCGATTACTGGTTTGATTGCAGTGGATTTAATAGATTACTAATCAACGAACTTGACGATAGCTTTCATACATACGACTATTGTAAAGCAAATAGTGCAGTAGTAATGCCAATAGAATACACTTCGCAAGACCAACTAACAAATCATACTAGAACTATTTGGTTAGAACAAGGATGGCAGTTTAAAATAGGATTAACCGAACGTATCGGAACTGGTATTATTTACAGTGATGAATATTTTAGCGATGAAGAAATAAAACAACTATTGTTAGAAAAAGAAAATCATAAAAACATCCGTCCACCAAAAATACTAAAATGGACGCCTGGTAGAATGGTCAATCCTGCTATAGATAATGTGTTTAGTATAGGAATGGCAGCAGGATTCTGCGAGCCAATGGAAGCAAATGCGTTATACATTACAATGGCAACTATTAAAAGAGCATTACACAGTATTAACCAAGACGAAAATAGAAATACATTTAACAAAGTTATCAATCATACACTAGACGATACTGCATTTTTTATTGCCGCACATTATACACTTTGTGAAAAAGGTAATAACGCATACTGGAATGATATGCGTGAAATAGGTATAAAACAAAATCACAAGCAACTATTACTGGAAAAGTACAACGATGTAAAAAATAATATGGAAAGTGCTGTAAATCATTATACAATGTATCCAGATTACATGTGGATGGAACTAGCATCGGCATGGTGTAAAGACATTAGTACTTGGAGTAAAAATACAGATCCTAGACTACAGCAGCAAGTTTTAGAATATTTTAGAAAATCAAAAAGTATCACAACCAATCAATATCCAGAAGAAATGAGGAAGTTTCATAATGTATAGATTTGAAATATACAACGGCACACAAGATTTAACACAATGGTATAAGGATGCCGAAGAAAAAGGTTACTATAATAATAGCAACAAAGAGATGCTAGTTGACTGGGTTGAAAAACATGAAGACGCAACACTGTTTTTGTTGTACTACAATGAACATATTGTAGGCAATAGTGTTGTTCATAGTTTAAAAGAGCTGGGAATACTTGGTAAAAATGCATATCGCATTGGCGCAAGAACTTGTTTGATTAGAGACAGAATTGACGGTGGCAGAGTTTATGCTCCAGCTAATGGCCCAGTAAATCATCATACTGTGCAAATGTTACTTCCTATATGTATCGAACATGTAGGAAGAGACAAGCCTGTGTATATTAGTACACACGAAGGCGGAGTGGGAAGTCAAGACCGTGTACACAAAGTGTGGACATATTTTACAAACAAACTAGGCATCACCGGTGACAGCATTGATTTAGAATACAAAGGTGCATTCCAAACTTTTAGACGGATTGATGTTGATAGGATGTATGATTTACTAAAAGAAGCAAGATGGCCCGAGGCAGAGCAAGCTATTCCACTGTTTAGTTAAACGTATTTCTTACAAAGTTCAAAAAAGTCTGACATCTCTGGAAAAACTTGTTCATGATCTACATTACGTCTACGACCTTGCTCTTCAAAGAAGTTGTGAAAATCTCTACGTCCTTGAATAACTTTATCTAATGGATATTCAGTAGACTCCATGTAATCAACAACACGTCTAAACTTTTCATACTCAATAGTACTAAACGCATCTTTGCGATTATCATCTGTATTCTCTTTGATAAACTGCAAATGATCATGCATATAACTCATGTAGTTTTTAGGCAGGATATTAATATCGTACTGCAACGGTTCTTTCAAATGCGGTGTGTCAAATCCTAATCGTTGCCATCTGTGCGTTTCTACATCATTATATTTTTTGCGCCATTCAAGAATCTTTTCAAGCAATGTACGGAATGTAGTGACACTGAAGATGTTAAATGTAATCATAATAACCATCGGTGCTTCGCAGTTGCGCATAAAATAATCCAAGTTGCGTTCAAACACTTCAATGTCTAATCCATCACGAATATACTCAGCACGTTTTCCCCAAGTATCAATACTTGTAAACATTTTAAAACGTCTAATCTTGTTGTTTGTCAACAAGTCATTCACACGGTTTGTAAACTTTTCTAACTGTTTTGGTTTGCCGCCTAAGTTGCTGTTGCAGTTTAGTTCTAAATCTGGTTTAGGGTCTGCATCCAGCATATCAAATAGTTTATATGTGCTCTGCTGTATTGTAGGCTCGCCGCCTGTAATGCGTAAAATATGTAAGTCTTTACTTAACTCTGGCCACCACTTCCAAAATGCATCTAAATACGGATTGTTTTGTTCTTCGAATATTTCAAACCAGTCAATATCACATCTGTGATTCTTTACGTTTGTGTAAGGCCCGTGTTGCTTGATCTCTTGATGATATCTGCTGCTGGCTTTTGGATGACAATATCCACAGCGGAAGTTACATTCATTACCAAACGAGACTTCCAAGTATTCAGGATTAACATCAAACTCTGCGCCGCCTTCTTTAACAGCTTTCAAGCGTTCTTTAAAGAAGATAGTTTGGTTGCGTTGTTTTCTATCGCTAACATAATCTTTGCCCATTGCTTCAATCTTCCAGCAATAGTTACATCCGCTAGGTTGCTCGCCTTTCATCATAGCAGCACGTTCTGCTTTTTTCTGTACTGTATTATGAATAGCACTCGGATTAGTTAGAAGTGGCGCTGCATCAATCTTGTGCGGGGCAGGATGATAACAACTGTGTGTCTCTCCTGTTTGGAAATAAATGTTTGCGTGATACCATTTAGCAAAACAAAACGTAGGAGATATTTCCTGCGTGATTTTATCAATCCGCTTGATTTCTTCGCTTTCGCTGCGTTCCATTATTGCTCTCTATCTAAGAATTGTTTGCTGTTATCTCGTGCTGGATTTTGATATACTGTTTTAAAGAATAGACTTTGATTTCCATCAAGTGGTTCAGAAGCAATGGGCAACTCAAGTTCATCTATTAGCGAATATCCAAGTTCAACAGTACTGGCTTCCATTTGATCTTCATCCATGTCTTTAGTATCCCAATACTCATTAAGCCACTCAAAATCACGTACATTTACAAAGTCCCAATCTGTACACATTGTTTTGTACAAGCCTTCTCGTGCGCCGTATATTGCCCAACGTCCGTTTTCTACATCTGCGCCTACCATCAGCCAGATATACAACCGATGCAAGTTCTTCCAGTGATTTTTATGGAAGTCTTCTACACTAACACGCATACCTTGGTCAAGTGCCATTTTAACACCTTCTCTAAATCCAGCACGCCATGCTTGATGAGGTGTAGCATTATTCATAATAGTACTATATGTACCATTCATCTGAATATATTGTGTATCCCAACAAAAATCTACTTGTGCATGTGGGTTATTATCAGGCGCATTTTCGTGTGTACGCATGTTCAATACATGCTGTTTAGGCCAACACTTGATGCCACCATTTCCGTATGTGAGGTTATTGATAGTATTAAGTGCAGTCCAACTAATGACTTTATTAGTCAAGTCAGTGTTTTCATCAAAGTCCATTGTTTGAGACAAAAACTTTTCATCAATAATATTATCGCCGTCTATTGTAATAAACCTATCAGTAGTTGATTTGTTAGCGGCTGCTTTGTGTGCGCTGTCACTGCCTTTGACACCGTGTACACGTTCAGCCCATGGAACTTTCTTACACAAATCTGCATAGTTTTGTTCTGCATTTGGCTCATCGTAGCTTAGATATATAATGTCACAATCTATAACTCTAAAAGTATTAGCCATTTATTTCCTCATAATGATATGTATCAAACCTACGCATAGTATATACGGAAACTTCCTCATTGTCAAACTCAAAATCATTTTCAAATGCAACTTCATCTGAATCAACAAATCTTATCAATCTGTATAGTACATTAGGATCATCTTTTTTGGTTATACTAAAATAATAGTTTGAAAGATTTATGTTAACGTTTTTGTCTTTGAGATCTAATAAAAAATCAGAGTCTGCAGATATTCTCCAAACATTTTTTGTATTATCTTTTGAAAGGATTATCTGCGGGTTGTCTGGAATAGTTGCAGGGATTTGATATAAAAAACTCCACATTAGTTTATCTTCATCAACTTGTGTTTGATTTTTAATATGATAAGTTTTATCAATAAAATCATATTCAACTTTATAGTCTAATAAACTCCAATGTCCTTCAATAAACTTTTTAACGTCTTCAAAATCGCATTCAATAAACTTGAATCTATCATCAGATTCTTTTGATATCTTATAGATGTTTCCGTCATCATCAAAACATACAAATCTTTTCATATTATATTCCCAAACACTTTTCGTATTTTTTCATTAGATTAATATTTAAGAAATCTTTTTCAGTGTAATGAAAAATACCCGACTGTTGATGATTTCCTATTTTTAGCCTCATGTCGCTATCAAAATAAACTCCAACTCTATCTTGCCAACGATATGCAAAGTTAACATCCCAACCTTGTATCTTTGGTTTCATATGTGTAAACGTAGGATTTTTAACTTTGCTATTTGTAATCAAATGTTCAATGTCCATTGTTTTACAAGCAACTGCTGCACTAACATCCATGCTTGGCCGCAATGCAAACTTTTTGCCGTTGCCTGCGGATTTATAAAACTGTTGCCAGTTATTTGTTATCATTTCAAGCCAAGTATAAAACTCGTGTGCTAAATCTGATTTCTTAAACCAATGGAACCCACTATACAAGTTTGGAAGATTGTGTGTTTTAAATGCCTTGCGGTAATAGTTATCATCTACTAGTTCTCCGCGATATGTATAAACATTACTAGTATAAAACAGATCGTAGTTTCTTAAAAAATCAAACCAACTGCTAATATCTTCAAGTATTAACATATCTGTGTCTATTACCACAGTTTCATTATAAGGAATAGCATGATATATTTTCCAACGATTACTGATTTTCCAATCTTCGTCTTTGGCGTGATCTCCCCACGGTATTTCTACAATATGATCAAACAAATGTTTGTATTTTGTAGGCACACTTTCATTGGTAATAAGACAAATACTAACATCTTTGTTTGTAGCATGAATACTCATTGCTGCTAAACATGCTTGTCTAACATAATCAAAATCACTATTTTGTGCCAACATTGTAAAGTTATTGGTCAATAATTCTCTCCAAACTAAACTTGTTCATCACATGACAGTTACTGCCTTTGAGATTTACACCAGTATATTCTCCAAGTCTTTTATTTTTTTGTACTAATATTTTTATTTCATCGTCTTTGATATCAACAGCTACATCTTTATCTGTTGCATAAAACTTGGTACCTGGCAAACTTCCAACAAAGTTTCCTTTTTGATATCCATTCATAATATGTACTGCAATACTAAAAGCAAAATCGTTTCTATATACACTTGTTTTAAACTGATACATATTACGATAATGTATATAGTTTTCTTCAATATGTTTGATTAAGTTAAAGAATATTTTATTTTCTTCTGTTTTTCTAAAAAAGAAAACAGTAGCCCAATAAAAATCAATACTAGTATCACTTACTTTTTCAAACTCGGGTACTATTGTATGCATACCAATATGTGTAGCATCTTTGTATAGCAAAAGATCTTTTTGCTGTACAAAGCAATTGTTTAATAAATCATTGCTAATAATATAATCAGTATCCATTACAATAGTAGAATCATAAGGAGTTAAATCATATGCTGATGCTCTATTTTTATTATTAAACTTTAATGTTTTATCACTAAAGTCACCATCGGCATATCGCTTGTTAGTACTATTTCTGTTCATATCATTGGAATGAATGACATAATCAAATACATCAACATCATTTGGATACATAGATTGAATATCTGTATCTGTAACAATCGAAGTGGGCAAGTCCATATACTTGCTTATGCGTTTAGCAAGGAAAATAGCTTGCTTTACATAATCAATCGATTTATTATTACTTGCAAATAACAGTACACCTTTTGTCATAGATCCATAATACTTTCAACTGTTCTATTTGTTTTTAACTTGTTGTATTCTGTTAAGTATTTGTTTGTTGATTGCCAATACACATTTACAAGTTCATTAGCAAAATCTTGTAATGCTTCTATTTCAATGGGTATACTACTATCATCAACTAAAATTGTTTCAGTCTGATGTAGTGCTAATAAACTTTGACAAAAACTTATAAGATCTTTAGTTACCGAAAACTGGCCGCCATTAAAATAATAAACAAGATTCTCGTGGTACTGTTCTTTTAGCAATCTTTTTTGATTATTTAATGTAATCATATAGTTGCTAAAATCTAATGCTTTTTCTAAGCGTTCGTCCATAAATATCTCCTACTTGTAATAGTAGTATATATCCATTAGACTAGTTTGTCAAGTTAAAAATCGGAATCTTTTGTTCCAGTTGGTGTAGGCAATGCAATAGCATTGTACGTAGTACTATCCCAGACAAAATCACTGCTTGGAGTATAAGTGTATACTGTGCTGTTGATTGTTGCTGTAACACTTTCGTCTACTAACTGGCCAGCTGGGCCGCCTGGTTCTGCTTGGCCGCCTGTTCCTGTATCGCCGTCGTCTAGTTCTATTTTAAACTTTAGCTGTGTTGCAGTATTAAATGATGTATTAGTACTTGCATAAATTCTAAAAAAGTTATCGTCATAAATCTGTGCTACAGGTACATCTCCCGGATTACCGCCTGCTCTGCCGCCACCTTGTTTTTCAAAAATCTTTGTAGTTGGGGCGCCAGTTGCAATAGTTGCATTACTAAATCCAGTTCCTGTACCTGTTACAGAATCACAACGCCAGGTATTTTGATTTACTCTACCAAATCGTATCTGTCCAGCATCGTTTAATACTTGAGCCCAATCCCAATCTTTTGTGTATTGGGTTGCTGTTGTGCCGCCAGTAGCATTTGCTGCAAAACGTATTTCGCCGCCTGCTGCTAAAAAATACAAAAAGTTTTGATGAGATCCAAAGTTAACTGTAACTTCGTGCGAGATGACTTTTTGTGCATCGGCCGATCCACCAAAACTTGTAATACGAGAACTAGATGTACTTGCTCCTCCTGATGTTTCTAAAGGATTCGGACCATCGAAACTACTAGTTGGAAAATCTGTTGCTGTATGATTAAATGCTAAAATAGTATTTGCAGTAGTAGTTAAGTCAGTAATATGCTGTTCAGCAATTTGATCAACACCTTGTTCAAAATCAGTAGGATCAATGTCCGTTGCTAGTGCGCCAGTTTGATGGACATGTGCAGCTTGTATATCTAACCACAAATCAAAATATTGTTGTTCGGTTACTGTGTCACTTACTCCTGGAGTATTGCCGCCAACAACTATACTACTACTAAAGTTTCTACCATAACCGCTTGTACTTGTTAACGGTGTTGTCAAAGATCCGTAGTCTGTCCAGACAGATTGATCGCCTACACGACCAGCAATCGATTCTCTAATATTATTATAGTTAATGGCTGTTATCTGTGGCATCTATATTCCTTTTTTATAATGTAACACACTTTACATTGTATGTCAATCATAAATCACTTGTTTTTGCATAGGACGGAGCCGGCGAGTTTACATACGAACCCGATGCTCGTATATGCGAAACTGAACTAGTAAGAACTCCTGCTACATATTCGTCGGCGCCGCCGGTGCCTGTATCTAAATCATTAAACACAATATTAAAAGTAATATCTGTATTGTTTGATTCTTTTTTTGCTTGAATATAATACTCGTTGTCTGAATATCCACCTGCAATACTACCTGTTTTTCTATATATAGTTTGATACGAGGTTGTTAAATCTTCATTGCCAATAGCATAGGAAGTACCAGATGGTTTTGTATTGGTAGTTACTGTTCGTCCAAACTTTATCTGGCCAGCATTAAATATAATATCATACCAGTCTTGATTTTTTTGCAAGTTAGTATCTGCTGGAACATCATCGATATTAATCGATGAATCGAATCTAATTTCGCCGCCTGCGTTAAAAAAACATCTACGAGCAGCAATTGAAGAAAATGATATTTTAACAGTATGATTAACTGATTGAGGTTGAGATGTTCCTCCCCACGGAGATGTAGCACCATCTCTTACACTATTAACACCGCCTGATTCTATGTCAGCTTGGTTACCGTTTAAAATAAATCTATCGTCCTCAAGTTCAACTATTAATATTTCGTATGCATTAAACAACGCATCTGCAATCTCTGCAGAGGTAGTAACTGTATTAATAGTAACCGGTGCTGTATTATTAATGTGTACATACACCTTTTCAAAGTCAGTGAACAAGTTATTCATATCAGAAACTAACACTTCGTTTCCTTCGGCAACTGGATTACTCGATACAGTATTATTGTATCCTTTATCACCAGACCCAACTCCTAATACTGCTGAAATTTTTCCTTGTAGTTCGTTGTACCTTGATTGTGAGATAATGTCGCCGACTGCCATAACTTTTCCTTTTTAGTATTTACACTTTTAAAACGCACTCAACCAACTTTTCTGAAGGATCGTCGCTTGATTCTAATGCAATACCAACTAATGCTTTGGTAGCAGTTTGAGAAGCAACTCCGTCTTCCCATGCATACAATGCCATTCCTTTTTGAACTACACCTGTGCATCTTACTGGTACACGACCTTTTAATGCAATAGCTTGTCCGTCGATTTCTGAGTTCATTAAATAAGCTGGATTTTCACTAATGACACCAATTGCAAAATCACTAGACTTTGCAGGTCTAGTTTCTGCACTAATATCACGTGCTTCTACAAACTTAGCACTAGATACTGCCATTACTGTTCCAACTGGATGTGTTTCTTCTGTGGTATATTTTTCTGCAAGATCGGCATAACGAGCTTTAGTTGCGGTGCCATTAAATATTGTTGCAGTTAGATTTCCACTGCTATCTCTTGCAGCAATAGTATTTGCGCCAGCAGTGGTTGATGCACTACGTGCCGTGCCTCCTACATCAAGTGCATTTGAAACTGTTGCAGTACCATTAAATGTAGTAGCATAAACTGTATTAAACTTTTCAGTTGCACTACCGATATTATATATGTTTGTTGTTTCAGGAAAAATTCCTTTATCAACTGCTGCGTTTCTTATTGAAACAATCCCTGTAGCAGATCCGGCAGCTGGTGCAGTTAGTGCAAACAACATTTTATTACTTGCATTATTTTGATTTACAAATCTCGGAACTGTACCATCGCTTACATCTATTTTTAGATCATTACTAGCGCCAACTGTAAATCCAACATCACCTAATGCTAATGCATCTGTTGTTTTTAAATAATCACTAGCTAAGAATCCACCTAAACGTAATGCATCATTTGCTGATCCCCAAATAATTGGTTCGTTAGTAGCACCTGTAACAGGTTGATCCAAACTATTTTTTGTAATACCTGTAGCACTATTAACTAATGTAATACCTTTTTTGATTAAACTAAATCCTGTTAACGATGGAACACCGGCTGCTTGTACACCGTTTAATGTAAACTCTTCTCCAGAGATTACATACAAACTAACATCATTTATTAGAGCAACAATAATAGTTTTTTCAACCGCTGGAACAGAGTTATCATTAACACTAACACTAAGCATCTGTGTTGTTCCGCTTCCTGCACTCTGAGGACCTACTAGGATAAACTCGCCTGCGGCTGTTTTACCATATAGCTGATTACTTGTACTGCTCCACCACAAATCGCCTTCGTCCAGTCCTGCTGGTTCAGAACTTGATACTTCGGTACCGCCTGCTGTTTTCCATGCACTACCAGTATAAAACTTTAGTTTAGTAGTTCCTGCATCATACCATACTTGTCCATCAATAGCTTTAGCAGGTGCAGTAGTTCCTCTAAAGTTTTCTAATAAATGAACTATGTTTTCGTTTTGTGCTTCGCCAAAACCACTATAGTTTTTACCAATAAGTTTTAGATCAGTTGTTTGATCTATTGTGCCGTCTTCAACGACTGTTATCTGTGTACCGTTATATCTATTTACAATATAGGCCATTGTTGCTCCTCGTGCTTAGTGCTCTTATGTTATTTATCGTTAAAGTGCCGATGCTGCTATTGTACTTCCATTAACGTCCCATATGCCGCCGCTTACTTGCATAGTTATTATCAATCTATTTGCTGTTAGATTAACTGTTGCTGTAGGAGCAGTGATTGTAAAGTCACCTATAACATTAACGTTTTGTGTACCAGCACTATCAACTGCTGTTAAAGATTTTACAACACCACTATTAACATCAATAGGATCTGATGAAGCTGTATAATAGTATGCATGTATTTTTGCAGTTTTTCCTTGAGTGTCAAACGGTGCTGCGGGTATTGGAGATATTTCTGTTAATAGTACAGCAATATTAGTAAGCAATCCGTCATCTGCAAAAGTGTCACCATATGTTCCTGTTGCATAGGTAGTACCTAATCCAGTAACATCTACTCCCATAACTATTGTTGATGATGCTAGTTCGTCATCAACATATCTTTTAACTACTACATCTTGATCAGCACCTTCTGTTAATAATGCATTGTCGGCTTTACGGCGTGGACTTACCGGAGTTTCTACATTTGTTATTTTTACTTTGTTTATTAAGTTTATACTACCAGTTGATGCAAACTCTAAGTTACTAGTTGTTGTAATGCGATCTTCAGTGAAGGTCATTGTATCACTTTGTAGGTTGTTTCCTACTACTAGTGTATTAAGCTGACCTATTCCTGTTAGACTACTGTTTACAACCGTTGATCCTAACGTATCTAAAGACAATACATTTGTATTATCAATAGCATAGTTGTTTAACTCGTTGTCAATATTAATATTATGACTACTTGTCCAACTGTTAGTTGCATTTAACCAAGTCCAGCGTTTGTCGTCTCCCTGTACTCTTATAACAATGCCGCCGTCATCTGCTTCGCTGTCAGTTGCTAATGTACTATCGTCTTTTATTGCAAGTTCAATTTGATGGTCTTCAACTCTAAGAGTAGCAATATCTAAACTTACCGAGTTTCCTTCGATTAATAAATCTCCAGTAACACGCAAGTCTCCTGTAACATCTAACGTATATGCAGGATTTGTTTTAAATATACCAATCTTTTTAGTGTCAGCGTCAAAATACATAGCAGTGTATGTGCCCGAAACATCTTTAAGATCTACTCGCATGTCAGCATCTTGAATATTATTCTGCCAGACAGTAGTTTGTCCACTTACTTTTATTGTAAGATCTGTATCAAGTCCAATACTCAATCCAAGGTCATTAGCTATTGCCAATCTGCCTGTTGTGACATCATCAACTACAGCACTTAAAAAACTGTTTTGATCAAATACATTTCCAAGCTCGTCTACAATTTGACCAGCACTAGAGGCTTTCCCATAAAATTCAAAATCAACAAACGCTGAGTTTATGTTTACACCTTGTTTTAAAGTAGTAAATCCTGTGATAGCCGGAAAAGGTGTAAAGGTTGTATTTTCTTTTGAAACAATTGCATATAAACTGCCATTTAGATACTTTTTAATAATCACTCTATTTTGACTTGTAGTATCTCTAATAGTTGCAATCTCATCGCCTGATTTAAGTTGGTTTTTTGTATATGCCGGTCCTACTAAAACAGCATTAGTGCCGTTCCAAAATAATAGCTGATCCTTTGATGCATCAATCCATATGTCTCCAGGTATTAGTTCTGATGGCTGAGAACTGGCATATATTGTGCTATCGGTACTTCTAAATGTTGTACCATCATATATTTTTAATCTGCCTGTAGCAGTATCATACCAAAGTTGTCCTTTGAGTGGTTTTACCGGTGCTGTACTATTACTAAAGTTTTCCAGCATCTTAATAAAGTTTTCATTTATACTTTCGCCAAATCCTTGATAGTTTTTTCCTATTAGTGCAATATCTGCACTGGATATATCTAACCTACCATCAACTAGTTCTACTAGTAACGATCCGTCTGTTTTGTTTAGTTTATAGGCCATTTATGATACTCCGTGATAGATAATAAAGTTAAGTGCAAGGAACGGATTTGTTATATTTAATGCATCGTTTGCTAAATCTACTACACCTCCTGATGTTCGCAGACGTGTTCCAGTTCCTGATATGTCGCCGTCTCCTGGTACAACTTCTGATGCACTTGCTGTAGCTGTTGTAGTAGCATAGAATTGCTCTCCTGTACTACTTTTTAAGTCGTGCTCGTGTTCGGGTAAGTTAGATGCTGCTATTGTAACTTCTTCACTACCTGCTACACCACCCATAACACCTACAGTTGATGATGTAATTCTATTTGCTGATACTACTTGTCCTAGCCCTGCAGGAGTTCTTCCTCGCATATCTGGTATTTTAAACAATGTATTAGGATCACTCGGTGTTCCATGATACCATGTTGTTGGATCTGCTGAAAGATATCCTAATACTGTTGCCAAAGCACCGTATGTTGTTAATGATTTTTCTGTTCCGTCTAATATAAACCATCCATCAGGTGCAATCAATCCACCGTACATGATTACTGTGCCAACTGGCATAGTATCGATAGAACCAATAATCTGTGCAGGCGTTGCTTTAACTAACGTTCCGCCTTGATTTAATAATACTTCATCTGTTGTTCTATTGATGCTCGATGCTGCTGATCTACTAGAAATAGCAGTTGATTGTATAGTAGATGTAAATGTTTTAGTAGAGCCGCCTGTCTGGCCGTCAAATACAAAACTAGTTGCACTAACATCTCCTGCTAGTGAAAAAGTAGTTACACTGTTGAGTTTTGCTGTACTACCAGCTGTACCGCTAACATTACCTGTTACATTACCTGTTAAGTTACCTGTTATACGATTAGCATGTAATGTATCGTAAGGTAATACTGATGAGCCTATAGAATAAACATTTGCAGTATCAGGCAATATGCTAGTAGTAGTAAGGCTTCCATCAACATCAAAGTTTCCAGTTACAGTTAGATTTCCTGTTATACTAGTATTTCCTGTTAATGCTGTAGTACCAGTTACTGATAGGTTGCCGGTAAGTTTTTGATTTCCAACTACGTCTAAACTTTCTGTTGGAGACAGGTTGTTGATGCCTACATTAGTGTTTCCTTTAACTCTGATTGGTATTGCAAAGTTGCCGTTGTTGTTAACTCTTAAATCTATCGGAGCACCTGGAACAGCGTTTTCAACAATGCTATTATTACCTTCAACTAACAAACTTAATGTTTTTGAAACACCAACTTCTAAGCCCTGATTGGTTTTTATTTGAAGTTTTTCTGTAAGTTGATTAACAATGTTGTTGCGCATAAATGTTGAACTTGGTATTGTTGCTCCACTAATAAGTAAGTTTTCTGCGTTAGTTGCAGTGCCATTAAACTTTGCTGCTGACAATGTTTGATTAAAGTTTGTTCCAACTTTTATCGGTGTTACACTATTAAATCCAGCAAATGATGTTTTGGGCGAAAACTCAACTCTACTTGTAATACTAACTGGTATATTTTCAATGTATACGACTACTACTGTTCTAGTTGTATCTGTAGTATCTACTAGCTCAACTGATTTAGCTCCAGTGGTGTTTCCATTGCTAAAATCAGGACCTACTAACAGCCACCCGCTGCCTGTATACAAATACAACTGACTAGTACTAGTATTAACCCAAAGATCGCCTTTGACACTGTTTGTACTATCAGGTTCTGAGGCATTCTTTTTTAAGCCGCCGGCTGCAACCCAGTTTGTTCCGTCGTATATTTTTAACTGATCTATACTATCTGTAGTGTCATACCAGAGTTGTCCTTCAACTGGATTTAATGGTGGATTTGCATTTGCAAAGTTTTCTAATAACTTTAAAAAGTTTTCATTAATAGCAACACCATAATCTGATAATAGTCTACCTGGAAGTTTTAGACTAGTTTCTGTATTGATTGCGTTATCTTCAACAGTTATAATACCTTTATTAGATTGGTCAGTGAATGGAACTTCGTATGCCATTAAGTATTACCTCCTGAAAGACTTTGTACTCTTACAGTATAATCAATCTGTATTAATCTGTTGAGTGATTTTTGTACCGGATGGAAAATCACGTGAGTAAGAAGTCTTCCTGTTCCGCTTGCTGAATAACCTACTAAACCAAGTTCATCAAATACAAACTGTTGTTCTGTATTGGCCGCAGTATCAAATGCATCCTGTCCTTCTGGTTCGCCGTAGTCTAACAAACAACTTACAACAATATCAGTATAGTTTGTACCAGTAACGTGACGTGTTTCTATTTTGTTTCGTTGTGGATCAACATTGTTTACACTGCGATCGTCTACCACTTTTGCATATGTTTGATTGTACAAACTAGCATTTGTACCAGTACTGTTTGGCGTTAAGTATGTAATAATACCTGTTGGGTCAACACTAGTGCCACCGTTGCCAAATGCCATTTGATATATATAACCTGAACCGGCATTGCCGAGGCTTTCTGCAAGGCTAATACTCATATTTTCATAATGAATAGCATTGCGCTTGTTAACAAATACATGCCCACTTTCTGGATTGTGTATTTTTATGTGTCCTTCGAGGTGTACACCGCTTTGTTCGTTAATCATGTTTCCATTCCGTTCCTATAATGTATTTATCGGGGTAGCGATATTGTTTTGTCTGTTATAAATTTAGCTATTTGATTTGTACTATTTGCTAGGGATTTTCCTGTATCGTTCCATATTTTTCCTGTTCTGCGAACAACTTCAATGAATATTCCATCTGCAGGAGCATCGATATAATCTGCAAGTGTTAACACTGTGATTGTACTACCGTCGACTGTTATTATATTTTCAATAGTATACTCTGGATCTATTGTTACATCTGCTTCAGGCGAATCTTGATCTACTGTTTTGTCAAATGTTACAATATTATCTTTGCGCAACCTAGTGCCGGCTAAAAATACATCAATCTCGTTTACACTAGTTGGAATAAAATCAAGTATAAACTCTTTGGTACTAGAATCACCAATAAACATAGTTTTAGCTGTTTCGTCTTTATAAGGAATATTTTCTTCTATACCTTGTCCTTGTACTTTTGTTGCAACTGGATATTGCTCTTTTATACCTGTTCCTAGCGTTCCTCTTCTTAGTTGTCTAAGTAGATTGCCGTCAACACTAAAGTATTCGATGCGTTCTTTGTCAATCCAAACAACTCCCGGAGTGCCAAGTGCTTTATTTGGTTCTTGTATTCCTGTGCTGTCAACTAACTGAATAGATAAATCATAATAGTTTAATGGTTGTTGCAACTTATACTCGTTATCTTTGTTTAAACGCTTGAAGTGGAATCTGTTTAACATATCTTTAAAGATACGATATCCAAACTTAGGATCGCTTGTTAATGCGGTAAACTGCAATACTTCAACTTTGTCATTTGATGTAACTTTGTTGTAAAGTTGAACGCCAGATCCACTTGCATCAAGTGAGTAATCGTTTTGTGGAGAAAGTAATATTCCGTTTTTAAATACCCAAACATAGTTTGCACTTAATGCAGGTTTTTCAAGTTTGATAAATCCTCTACTCAACAAGTTTTTATCAATATAAAACTGTGTTCCTGCTGGTGCTTGATTTGTATTCCAAACAATATCATACGAGTTTCTTTCAAATCCGTTTATATCATGGTTACTGAATACATAGATATCAACTGTTTCCCAATCAGCAGGTGCTTCTGTTAGTGATAATACATCAGTTTCAATAAGTTTAATATCACCAATGATTGCCTTTGTGCTATCGTTTTCCCAACTTGCTACAATCTCTGGTGTATCATCAATACTTTTTAGCTGGAATAGTTCTCTAATATATCCTTGAAGTTCTATTGTTAACGTCGAACCCGATCTGCTAAACTTTTCAACACAAGCAATAACTGTAGTACTATCATCAGATAATTCAAAACTTATATCTTGTCCAACTGCTGGATCATTAACTTCTGAACCATTTTGTATTTGTACTGTTGTGTTTAAAAAGTAATATTCTGCATCTCTGATAATAAAGATTTCTAAAGTATCTCCAATCAATCCTACATTGTTGTTGAGAAGTTGTACTCTGCCATTTGCAGTGTCATAATAATAATCAAGTACATCGACAATAGAACCATTAATATATAATACAACGTCAGTGTTTCTAACTGCTGTTGTATCTTCAAACTGCCATCTATCAATGTCGTAAGCACGGTTGCTATCTATTGTATATTTTTTTCTATAACCTGCATTTAAGAATCTACCATCACCACGTTTTACTAAAATATTGTGCGATAAAGGTTTATCAATAACTGGTAGTGCAACATCATTTGTAAATCTATGAACTTTATTTGTACCATCGGTTACAAAAGTATTGTCGATTACCATTTGACTGTATTGATTTACGCTGCCGTCATATATTGTATATCCAATGATTTTTCCAGCAGTTACTTTGATAGGAAACTCTAGTTGGGCATTACCAGTATCTGATTCTGTAAGTCCGTAATCTGTTGTATCGTTTTGTAATACGCCATTTATTGTTACAAACGAACTCAATCCAGACTTCCATGTGATTGGCAGGTTATATATAAACGTATCACCAGTAGAAACAATATTATCACTATCGATTAAATCTACACCGTTGGTTCCTATTGTAAGTATTGAAAGATTTTTTCCTTCGTCTAATGCTGTACTATCGTTTAAACTTATGAACTTGTTTTCATAGTCGACATTTAAATCGTCATTATCAATAATGTCGCCGTCAACTTTTACAACCAATGTAGTGTTTGTTTGTGGAAAGTTGTCAAACTCCCATTCAATAGTTGTACCATCTGTGATATAGTTTCTAACACTAATAACACCCTGGCCGTCTACACTTCTATTATAAACTTGTATGTCTACAGTATCAAGCACCTGTCCTGGTACTTGCTCTTCTGGACCACCACTGGTAGTTTCTGTAACAAAGCCGTCGCCGTCAACAACTATGTCGCCAGAGTCGATACCTTTAGCAGTTGTGTATTCAAAGTTTCCACCTTGTAAACTTACATCGTATGCAGTTGATTCTGGAGTAAAGCTACCATCGCTTGTTGATTTTCTAATGATCACAACATCGCCGTCTTTGGTTTCAATAACATCGCTGTCTAAGAATACGGTATTTGTAATATTATCGCCTTGCGGTGACACCATTTTTGCATTTGGATTGGCTGTTACACTACTTCCATCGTAAAACGGGTCGTCTATTCTTACATTATTAAGATATACATTGTATGTTACACCCGATTCCAATACACTGCTCAATGATATTATTTGAGTACTGCCATCTAATGTAATGATTTCATCTTCATAGTTAGTGTCAAACGTATCAAAATCAATACCATAAGAGTTTGCATCAAACCCAGTATTTTCGCCAAAGCCGATACTATCCATTTGAACGCCACCGTAGTCAACACCACTCATTAACTGACTTAGTTCTTTGCCTGGCATGTTTGTAGTAGGCTTGTAAAAGAAGTTTATTCTATCTTCAGCAGTTAACAGGTTGGATGATTTTTTATAGTTTATAACAACAGCAGCATTATTTGCAGGTGCAGTAGTAAATGTTATTTTACCACGATATCTATCAAATGTCTTGGTTGTATCAATAATATTTGATGCTACAAAATCACTTATTAGCTGTGGCTCCCCTGCTACAGTTATTGATATATCTGCACTATTTGTACTCAGTGGCCATTTTAAACTAAACTCAGTTAAACCGCCATTACCGACAAATGTTTCTGTTTCATTTAATGTGGTAAAATAGTATGCACCAGCAACTCTATCAAACTTCATCAACATATGCGTGGATCTGATTACACTGTTTCCTATCTGTGCATAAACAACTGCATCAACCCCGTCTTCTGTTAAACTTCCGTTTATTGTTACGGTTGGAGTTGTAAAGTATTTTGCTCCAACTGTATCAACTTCAATGTACTGAATTGATCCACCACCTATATACGCAAGTCCTTCGAGTGTTGGACCACCTCCTCCGCTAACTGTTACATTTGCTGTGTCAGTATATCCACTGCCGCCATTGTAAACAACAAACTCTGTTATTTCAAATCCAACATTGTCTAACCAATGTTTTTGTGGGTATGTAGTTGTGGTATCATTTGTTCCAACAAGACCATTGTTGAAGAACTTGATAGTTTCGCTGATAATCTGGCCACGTTCTGCATCGTAACGAGGCGGCAAATCAAAATCAGTAACACTAGTTTGTGTTGGTTCTGTTCTATTATACGAACTGATATATTCTCTTATTTTAGTACTATATGGTTTTACTTCTTCAATATAGTCTTGATAGTTAGGAAGATTATCGTTTTGATAAGTTACTTTTTGTGTAAGCTCACCAACATTGTGTTTTGCAACTACAAAACTAGATTTAAAAATCCAGTCTAAATCAACCTGCTCACTCATTGCATATCTAATGCTACTAAAGAACAGTTTGTTCCATTCAACTTCTAGTTGATCAACAAACAAGTTATCTCTTAGTGCATATAATATTATTTTTATTTCATCAGTTGGCTCACTGTCGTACAACGAAATGTCATAGATTATGTTATCAAATCCGACTGCATCATTTTGATACAATGTATTGCTAAACTCTACTGTGCCATTTTGTCTGCCTACAACTTTATAGTTAATAGTATAATCTACTTCTAGTTGATTGTCAATCTTTTCTAATAGTATCCAGCCGCCAGATCCGATATTTTCAATCTTAATAGTATTTCCTAGTTTATCGTCTAATCCGGCAAGTTCATAACTACCATTTATAACAAAATCAATAGATGTAACTTCGCTGTATCCAGTTGCATACCAGTCAACATACTTCCAATATCTATTAACATCATAGCTTTGAATGTAGTTTCTAAACCATTCTTGTGTGGATGATATCCAGTTGTACACTGCCCACAATCCGCCTACTCCTGTATCAGTTGTTACAAGAACACTAAACGGACGTACAATAAGTGTAGTATCACTTAAATAGTTTTTGCCGCCATTTACAACTTCAACTTCAATAACTTGTCCAAGATTGTTGATGTAGGTTTTTATTTCTGCGTCAACACCCTTACCTTCTATAGTTACAGTTGGACCATGTCGCTTGCCAGATGTATAGTTACTGTCAATATACCCTCTGCCTGGTTCTGTAATAGTTGCGCCTGTAATAGTTCCGTCAACAATAATAGGTGTAAGAGTTGCTTGTTTAATTTTTGCAGTACCGACAAATCTCAACAAACTTTCTGTATCAATCTGTGTGTCCCACTCATTGCTAAACTTGCTTGGTGCAGTCTCAGTTTGGAACAGCGGAGAAATATCAAAATCATCTACGATTGTATATTGTGATAATACTCCGTTTACTCTTTCAATAACTTGTTTTAGTGCTTCGGCTCTATTAACAAATATAGTTTGATTTGGATTATTTAAAATGCCATAACGTTGAGCAACACTGATATTTAAATCAGGCAAAACTTTTCCGTTTTTATCATACCCTGCTAAACTGTCAACCCACTTGTCAACAATGTCATTGTTTGGTTTGCTTGATGCTAACCCTTCGACAACCAATGCATATTCACTATGAATGTTTTTGTTTTCTGCATTATCTTGAATATAATAATCTACGTGCAAGATAGTATCTTTGTCTTTTACTAGATTTTTTACATTGTGTAAGGCAAACTTTTTACCATCGAGTAATGTAATATGTCTGTAACCTTGACCTGAAGGATCTGCTATCAAGTTTGCAACATCAAACGAGCTGATCTTTCTGCCATATGTATCAGGCAATGTATTTTTATTTTTAACCCAGAAATAATACTTTGGTACAAAAACACTTGCTACACTATCGTACACTCTTGCTCTCACATATGAATCATCGCTGTATAAAGTTTTTCCACTTATACTGCTGGCTAATCCTTCAGTAGTGTCTGCTATTTCATCCCATTCACTTGGTAATAAATCACTTTCAACCCACTCGTACACATCTACACTAAATCCAGGAATAATCTGATTCCATGTATTGGATTTATATTGTATACTTCCTTGATATGGATTGTACCATTTTATAGCATCAAGGTCCCACCATAGTTTTCCAACTTGCTGTTTACCCCAAAGATCTGCTACACCAGTGTCTCTAGTGCCAACATTATAAACTGCTGGATCATAATAAGTCTTATAACTAAGTTCTTGTTCTGCAGGGCCAGCAATCCTTCCTCTAATAGGGTCTATATAATCAAGGTATGTGATCAAATCATTTGTATTTGTATCATATAGCCACACACCTTTGATTTTATCAATATCAACATAGCTGTCGCCTTGGCTGTTGATATTCCAAGCGTTGGCATTTAAGTCTGTTCTATGATCCTGAATCAGTCCTGTTTTGTCATCAACTACTGTTCCTATCGAAATAACATACAAATGGTTTCTATTTAATACACTCAATATATCAGATGAATCTGATATATCTACTTGTGAGTAAAGTTTTTCAGCATATACCAACTTGTTGTTTAGTGTTTCGTAAACATAAACTTGTCCGTTGTCTTTGATTGTATCATAAATGCTTGTTGCTTTATTATCAAAATCTGTAAGTTCATTATCAAATGTTACATATGATTCCGTATCACCGTTGCGACTTGTTATAGCAAGTTTATTAGAATTAAAACTTACATTAGTACCAAATCTTTCATTCTTTTCACCATTAGGTGCAAGCAATATTTGATCTTGTACATATGTTCCGTTTGTAAGTTTATATACATATACTGCGCCATTGTAAATACCATTAGCATTTGATAACTGTGCGCCTATTGCTATTTTAGATCCATCATCGTTTAGACTTAGTGTAGATCCAAATGCTTCTTCTTCGGTTGCAGGATCAATATTTTCATCAAATACAAATCTGCCATTTGTTTTTCTATATATTGCTATACGATATTCGCCGCCAGTTTGAATGCCGCCTAATGCTAATACTTCGCCGTTTTTACTAATATCATAACTTGAACCAATAGCAAGTGCATTTAAAAACTCACTACTATCGTCATCAAGTAAGCCGCCAGTGCTATCATCAGTTTGTGATGAATAAGGAACATAACCCAAATAATCAACATATGTATCAAGTACATCCCACTGACTATTGTTAAAAGGATTTCCTGCAAGTACGGTTGTATTTGCTTGACGAAGTTCGCCTTCATAATAAACAATATTGTTAGGAATATATTTTGAAATACTTTCCCATTCGCCTTTGTAGTTTGAATCTCTTGAATATGCATAAGATGTTACATTAGATTGACCTTTGTTGTTAACAAAATAAACACGGCCGTTATCTTTTAAACTTCTAATAATAATGTTGTGTTGGAAATCGCTTGGTGAAGCTGATTTGATTGCAATACCAAACTGTTCGTTTGTTGACGGCTCTGGACTTAAAATAATATCAACTAAAGTAAATGATCCATCGATAAGTTTTTTATAAATGTAAACCACACCTTGATTTGCATATCCAAGACTTGCTCCAGAAGTATCTGTAACTATTAGATCTGCTAGTTCCCAATCTTGGCTTAATAGATTAATAGTACTACTTTCTGCTGTAACATCAACTAGAGCTCTCCATAGTGTTCCTCGCTGACTTACATAGTCTCCAGCTAGATAACTTTCGCCTTCAGTAAATACACCCTTGTATCTTGTTTTAACATTTGCAGCAGTTGGCGCACCAACATACAAATATTGTCCGTTGTCTGTTATTTCAACACTTGTACCAAACTCGCCTGCGTCATGATGATTAGACAACGGTTCTAGTGTTTGTTTTAGTGTAAATGCACCAGCTTCGCTACCACGAGTGTATATATAAACTTTGCCATCGTCTATGTCTGGTGTTCCAACTGCCAAAGTAGTATTGTTGTTACTAACAGCTAAATCAGATCCAAACTCTCTGCTACCAGTTTCGGGTGCTGCAATGCTTTGTTTAAAGCTACGTATAATATCACTATCGTATACTCCAAATGTTCCAGTGCCAATATCGTCAATCCATACTCTGTCATTATCGTCTAAATCGTAAAGTTTTGTAATATTGTTTATACCCTCAGGTGACGATACTCTGCGTGACGATAGTTCTGATACTATTCCAATAGTACTGTCTGACAAGTCAATAAAGTCTTCGGTTATTGGGTTATCCAGTTGTATTTCAAAATCAGTATATCCAATATTTTGTACAATCCAAAAGCCATTAACTTCTCCATTGACATTATTAAATCCAACAATATCACCTTCTGCAAATGTAATAGGCTTACTAAAGTTTGCTTTAAATCCTAGCTGTGTTTTTTCAATAGACTGAATAGATACCGGAGATACAACATGCTTGTAAACATTCCACGATTGAGAATCTTTTGGTACCCATATGTAACTTCCAATATCAACACTATCGATATCTAGAACCAATATATCATTTTTTGTAGTTGTTAAAAAGTTTACTTGGTCTAGTTTAACATACCCGGCAGTTTTAGTGTATTCTGCACTACCAGATGTTAATGGCAAAGATGTATGTGCATAATCAGTTGGAGAAAGATATACATCTTTTCTCGGATATTGATAAACCAAATCTGTGCGTGTTGAATCTACTGTTTCAACAAACTCTACAAGTTGTGGCTCTATTCTAAACTGGCTTTCATCTAGCTTAAATTCAACTTCGTCGTAACTTGTGGTTGCACCGTATCTACCAACACGTATTGCCCATTCTTCATACAGTTCAACACTATCAGAATCTGCTGAACCAAGTTTGTCAAATAGCTTTGTAACAGCATTTGATGTACCTTTGTCTTGTATAAATCCCTGATAGAACTTGTATTGACTAACATCGTCTTGAATAATATTAGCAAGATATTCACGCTTTTGATATCCAATAAGATGCTGAGCCAATCTTTGTTGTTCACTATCAAAGTTATCTGTATCTAAATCATAAAAATCTGCAAACTGATTTGCTCTATAATCCCAGTTTGGTTTTAATTCACTTACAGGCTTACTATCCAATCTGCTCCAGTTTCCATAAATGAAATCTTGTGTGCCACTGTGTGTAAATCTAGCTGCATAATAAAACTCTTTGTATTTTACTAGTTCTGCAGTTTTATAATCTTTATAGCTAGTCCATTCAGTAACTTTGGCATCATCGTATATAAATCCTGGAATATTTAAACTACCATTCCAATCGTCTGTTCTATATCCAACAACTTTCAGACGCTCTTGTCTATATCCTGTTTCAGGTACATAGATTGTATCGTTGAATACTGTTGTGTTATCAACTAACACAAGATGTTCTTTTTGTATCAGCGGTAGTTTGAGAAGATATATTCCGTCATCCTCTGATGTTAAACTAAATCTGTTGGTGTTGTCTCTGTAAATACTAGAACGGTTTTTACTAATCACATTTCCGTTTTCATTTAATACTGCAAATCCATAAAGATTGCTGTGTATATTATCAACTACATAAAAGTCTTTTTCAAACTCGACTTGATTTGCTAATGGTGATAATGTTAATGTGCTAGTGTTTGCCCAGTTTTGTGTTATCCAAAACAAAAACTCTTTACATGCTAGTTGCCAGTTTTCAACAGATTCAGTTGCTTTATTAAAATATTCAAACTTAAATCCAATATCTTTTAAGTATTGTTGATAGCCTAAAAGAAAGTTAACCACTTGTTGTTCATCATTTAATATTGTTCCGTAATCAAGTGTTAGTATTTCATTGGTAAATGACTTTCTAAAATAAGCGCCTCTGCCGCCATTTTCAGGTAGACTCGGCAATGGAGTGTACAGACTCAAATTAAAATCTGTTCCAGTTGTATGGTTTGCATTTACTCTATAATATCTATCGTTGTATTCTACAAGTTTGCCAGCAACTAAAAACTTGTTTTCAGTCCACTGTATATAACTTTCGCTTATTCCTCCAATGTTTACAAACGGATCATTTGCATTTTCTCTTGGATTACGGTATTTAAAAGATGGAAGATCTTTATCATATCCACTTATGCGATATCCTTTTGCAGTTCTTTCAACTATTACACCACTATAAGTTGCTACATCTTGAGGACTAGAAGTTCTCAAAACAATATTATAGTTTTCATCAGGTACAAATATATTTCCTTTGTTTAACGGAGTCTTACTATCCAATACTAGTTTTAGTTTGTTCTTTTCAGCAAAGCCAGCAAGTTTAAATCCTATTTTATTGCTTAATAGTTTTAGATTATTCACATATGTAGTATATGGATACAACGAGTCTGCATTAATATATTCACTAATATAGTTTAAAAATCCTGCACTTACAGCATTTTTTATCTTAGGAAATATCAAATCTGTTGTGGTTATTCTTTTATTTGTAGCAGTATAAACCAAGTTTCCAGCAATATCGCGTTGAATTCTACTTCTATCAAATCCAATACCCATTGTGTGTGCAGGGCGTGTTATCAAAGCAGCAATCATCAAACTAAACGGATATCCGCTACTTCTTCTCCATGCTGCTTCAGTTGGTGCTTCGTCGCCAAACTTAAATAAGTTTTGACTTTGCGATGCATAACTGAAGTTACTTACATATCCGCTTTCTAAAGGCGATACTAACTGTCCGTTTTCGTTGACTGGAATATGTTTTAATAAGTTGTGTCTAATATATTTTTTGTTTCTTAGTACTGTTTTGCCAGGTTCTCTAATAACTCCATTCTGTAAATCAGTCCAAAGTATCAAGTTGTTGTTTGTATAAGGTGCAGGTCCATAAACACTTTCCCACCAAGTTGGTTGTATTCCATAACCCAACATTTCCCACGGATGTGTGTGTGGCCGATCAGTATCAAATGCTTGTCTGTAAATGCCTCTCCAAAATCCTGGTACTACTTCGTTTCGGTCATTTGTACTTCCAGTGTAGTTATAAGTAAAACTTTCACCTTGTACTATAAAGTCATTTTTAGTATAATCTGAAATCTTAGCAATATCGGTCCAGTCAATAAAATCTTTGATAATAATATTATTGATTTCTTGTGATGTAATCTTTGTATTTCTATCAACACCTCCGACAATGTCGTTTATGTCAAATATGTCTGGATTGTAATCAACTTTTAGATTATTAAAAATACGCTTTTCCATTTCTAAAATCAAATCGTCTCTATAATCATCATAAGCAAGTGTAATACTGCCGTCGTGTCCTCTAATAACTTTTTGTGGAGTTTGATAACTTGAGTCAATAAATATCTCAGGAACATATGCCGGGAACATACCTATTTTTGTAGGTGTCGGTGGAATAAAACTACCTTCAGTATTATCGTATTCGTGTATAGTTAATATATCGCCATCGGTCAGTGTTGCAGAAATGTCTACAAATCCAGTTCCAGTAAATGTATAATCTCTATTAAACACAAGTTGTTGATTATTTAAATACACATACAATGCTTTATTACTGATAGCCGATTTATTAAAAACTGTTGAGAGAGCATAAACTGTTAATCTACTATCAAGTATTTCATATTCAATCTTTTTGCTGCCGCCAGTGGCTGCCATATCAGTACTGTAAAACGGAGTAGTTGTAGTCTTGGTACTATTAATCTCATTGAAGATAAAATCAACATATTCTTTTACTGTTCCGTTAAATGATGTTTCAGTTGCAGTTTGTAAAAACTGTCTTTTAAACTTGGTATATTCATTTAGTGCATATCTAATAGCTGCAACAACATTTGAGTTTTTATTAACCAGATGATAAAGTGATAGATTTAGAGGTCCGCTGTGTTGAACAAACTTTCTACCATATTTGGTAACTGGGCCTAAATCTCTTAGATTGTTTAAGCCAGGTTGAACTCCTGAAAATGCTGCAACCTCAGAAACAAGTCCTTCAACATGATCATTTACTTCGCCTAGTGTAAACTCTGTAATATTTTTATTAGACGGGTTTCTTTCAAAGTTATGAGGAATCTCATAATAACCATTGTCATTTTTGTTTGCCGAGCTTTTGGTTTTAATAACAACAATATCAGTAAACCCAATATCCTTAGAAAGTACAACTTTGGTTGTTTTATTTTCATTGACTATTTGGTAATCAGGTTTATATTCATTGTTAACATATACTTTGATTTCTAAATCAGTTAACTCAGCACTATTATTGTAAACATCGACTGGAAATCTATTTGTATGATCTTCGCCTGTGTATTTTCTTATAACATATTGACTGCTTTTTATATTTGCTTTTTTCCAAGCATTAGTATAAGATATAACTTGATTATTATATTCTTGTAAAAAGAAAACATCACTGCTTATAGTTGTAAAAATATTATTAACTTTGTATTTGTAATCTTCTGCAAGCAATGCAAAATCAAAAACAATGTCGCCAATATTTACAAAGTTTTTGTATGTAAGAGGAAATCCAAGTTCGGTATCATTGGCGCCTTCACCGACTCTATAACTAAAAAGTCTGTTTCCAGCAAAATCTGTACTGTCATAAACTGTATCATCTCCGAGACTGTTTCCGTTGCTGTCAAACAAATCAAACTTTGGTGCTTGATTTAAACCTATTTTATCTTGAGCTAGTTTCCATCCAGTTGTGTCATACCAATACATTTTTCCAGCATTTTTTACACCGTCTTTGACTAGTATGGTTTGATTTAGAACAGGGTCAGTATCAGTTGTTTCAATCAAACTTATTTGAGTGGTGTTTGTATGAGTAATAAACTTGACTTCAAATATTTTATCTTTTACTAAACTATCTGTATCTGCCACAAACAGTATACGCATTCCTTCAACTAAATCTATTCCATCAATGTTGTATCCGGCAGTGCCTTCGATTGTGCTAAATGCATCTTTTGTAAATGTATCAACTAAATCAACATTAAGTTTAGCTGTATTACCGTGATTCCACAAACGTAGATTTGGTTCGAACTCAATAATAGGACGTTTAGCTCGTGCTGTTTGATCTAGCTCGATTGGTTGATTATTAATATTTGCACTTTTTTCAATAACAGATTTATGGAACCAGCGATTGTATCTTGCCCATGCATTTCTACTAGTGTCTCTTCTGTTTATACAAATATAATCCTTGTATCCTGCATAACTTCTAGCATTACTCCAAGGAACACGGTCAAATCCGTTTACATCAAACGGTACTTGTGTGTCTTGTGTAAATATAGCCGGCACTTCAAGATCACTAACTGGAACTAGTTTGATAGATGTGCCTACTCCTTCAACATAGTATAGTCCTTGTGCATATGTTGCTGGCGTTACATTGCCTTGAAAATACACTTTCATGCCATTTGACATATTCCAACCGTTGATAGTTGTGTATGTTTTTTTGCCTATGATTTCTTCGTCTACATTTATGTCACTATTTTCTTCAATGTCGTATACATTAAACACACCACTGTTGTCAATATCGTTTTGACTAACATAATAAAGATTTTCAGGAGCGTCTCCTGGTACTGTAAATTCAATGACGCCGTTTTCAATAAATCCATCTTCTAAATAATCTTGTGGATTTACCAATGTGTCGTCTACATTTTCATGTGTTAGTACAACACCTTCTCGGTACAATGTACTAACTAATGTACTATCTTTTGAATATTCAACTTTTTTCTGTCTGCTTGTTGCAAAACTAATAGGATGGCCTGGAACGTTAACTTCAAATCTATATGTTTGACCTCTAAACAACTTTATACTTTTATTACGTGTTACTCCATCAGGCGAAAATACATAGGCTGTATTATCATCGTCAACAACAGTTTCAATAGTAAATGTACTAACTACTTGTCTACCCTGTCCTCTAATAGGAACTTCCTGCGGGCCGTTAGGTAGCCAGTAGTATTCTCTAAAGTTAGTAAACTTATCAAAATCAATATGTGGGTTCCAAGCATAAAACTCTTGAGCAAAAAGTTTGTCGTGATTTTTGATATTGCCGCCGAACGCACTTATCTGTCCTAGTATATCTACATAATCAGCATCAAACTCTACATTTCCAAGATTATCCTGAACAATAGCAAACGGTTCTAACTGATAGTTTTCTCTGTTAGAGTTAATATCACTAATATAACTATCTTGAGTAGTAACTGCTTTAGCAGTTCTACTTCCAACAAATCCGTTAATCTTTTCGACAACACCTGGGTTGGTTAACTGATCAACTGTACTACCTAAAAACTTTTTATTTGCATTAGTTCTAAAATATCTTGGAAGCAAAGAAGCCGAAGTTCTCTTTGCACTAGAACTTCCAGGTACAGGATATTCATTTTGATCATCATTGTATGACATTAGTAATTATTTCCTTCAGTAATGGTGGTTGTCGAAGTTGTTGTACTTTGAACGCCTGTGTTTAAAACTTCGTTACTTGTAATAACATTTGCAGTTGCTTTAAGTCTTGATGCAGTAATACTATCAATAACTTCAACATCACTAACACTTGCACTACTAATCAATATTTCGTCGTTTTCACTTTTTAGTTCGTACATACTACCAAACGATTGTGTTTCACTTTTTGGTACTAGAACAATACTACTTATATCAGGTGCAGTTTGCTTCATAATATATGCTGCTAATTCACTAAAATAAAATGTTTCTCCAAAGTCCCAGTTTTCTAATGCAAAGAACTCGTTGATACTATCAACAACTCGTGATTTTATATCATTGTCATTTACAACACGATTTGTATTTTTTACTATTTTAAATGTTGCTTGCACATCAGTATCACTTTCAGAACCAAATAAAGATTTATATTTTACAGGATGATATATTACTTCATCACTGATTGATTTAATCTTTTTAATATCATTGCCAAAATCTAAAAACAGTGAATCACTACTAGGTGGCAATGGCTTAGTTGTAATATCGCCTTTGAGATATTTTCTATATTCAATATCATAAGATTTTGTTAAAATATACAAGTCAATAATGTTACTACTACTTGGATCAATGCGACGATTTTCGGCAGCGGCATGTCTGTAATCAAATCTAATATTATCTCTGCCTTTGTATGCTTTGTAATCAATGGATAGTTCTAATCCTGTTTGTAGTGCATTAAACTTTTTAAATACATCAGTACTACTAATATAAAATATTGTTGCAGCATCATACGAACTGTATGCTCCGATTGCTGCTTCAGTTTGTTTTACTACAATATTTTCTGCTGCGGCACTAACATATTCATAAGTTTCGACATCATTTTTTTCAAACTTTTTAGAAAATATATATTTTGTGTCTGGCAAATAAGCAGGTGCAACAATATTTGTAAATAGATCAGGGTCGTCAATCACTCCATCGGCATCACTATCAGTAAATCCTATTTCTAGTTTTTTACTATCTACATACCCATCTGCACTTCTGTATTCTTTAACAACTTGCCACTTCCAATCTTGGTTAAACGGTGTTAATAAATCAGGCTTATTATTATTACTTAAAATACTAATACTATCAGTAACAATCTTACCAACTTTACTATCGTATATACGATCATTGCCATCAAAGTAAAAACGTATTTGTTTGTCACTTTCGAATACATATCTTACAGCACGGCTAGTTACTGTATATTTTTCACCATCAGTTTCAAATAAGAAAATCCAACTAGCATCTTGATTTGTGCCAGTAGCATCTCCAGTTTTTCCAGTATCAAATACACTGGTTGTATCAAGATTGCTGTTTGTAATAACTTTCCAGTTGGTTGTTTCAACATCATAACGCAATCCAAATGTTTTAAATGCAAATGCCTGATCAACCATTTGTGATAATGTATCATTTACAATAGTATTATTTAATACCGGAATAATTTCTGAAAGTTTACTAGTACTAGGAACTTCATCATTTAATATAATAGGTCCTAATGTACTATCAACATTACCTATTGTTCCATTCTCATATACACTTATAATTTTAGTCCATATATATTCTTTATCACCTAGTGCAGATACTTCTCCTAAGACCAGTTTATTGTTTTTGTCGTAATGATATCCTGCTGGAGGAGTAAACTTAACCAAACTTCCAGCAGCAACAAACTTCATTGTTGTAGCAGTAAAACTTGATACTGCAACTGGTATAGAAAACTGATCTTGGAATAGTCCACTACTTTGATTTGTTTCATTTGTTGTGGCATTCCATGTATAGTTTAAATCAACAATACTTGCATTTCTACTAAAGTTTTTATAATAAAAGTTTTTAGTTTGTGTATTCTTTATTATTTCTAATACTCGATTATTAATAACTGCTTCAATGTCTGTTTTTGAAACAAAGTTAAAACTAAATTTGTTTGTAAGTTCTTCTGTAAAAATACTTCCGTCATCGCCAAACATCAAAGTGTTACTGTACTTTCCAGTTGCATCACGTAAATCGTAATATCTACTAATACCACTACTTGTTCTGTTTACACTTTTTGTTTTAATAATCTGTTGGCTTACACCCAAAGGTCCAATATTATAATCTTCGCCAGTTATCAAACGATTTTGTGTGTAATATGTACTAGGTGCATTTGTTTGAATACTTTCATTAGTTTCTGATTGATCTGCATTTGAAACAACTGATTGTAGTTCTAAAACTATGTTAAGTGTTTCTGCTGAGTTATTTTTACTAATGTAAGGAACTTGAATTTGTATTCCTGTCATATCAGCTGGATTTATATTAAACTGTGCATTTGCTGATATTCTATAATAAACTTTAAAATCGCCCTTTGGTAATGTTCCAAAAGTTCCGTCACTAAACACAAGACTTATTCTATCGCTTACACGACTTAGAACACTATACAAATCACGAACACCTTTGGTAACACTGTTGTAAACAATGTTATTACCTTCTGTGCTTTCAACTTTTTGCCATAACGCTTCTTCGTTTCCGTTGCTGTCTAACTTGTAAAGCCAAACATCACTGTTGTTGATGTTATCGCTGTCAATGTTTACAGTTGTATTTGGAACAGGATTTAATATAGAGAATGTATTCTCTTGTATACTACCTTGTCTAAAGTGCATAAAAAATCCACTGTTTGAACTTCCTGCACCTTGGCCGTTGTCTCTATATAAAAATGCTAGTTTATTTCCAGGAAACGGTTCTTCTTCGTATATTGTTGTAGTATCTGTATCAATATTAGTACTAACAATTTCAAACTTGCGTGAGGTGTCATCTATGTTTTTTGTAAAACTATATATAGGCAACCCTGTATTATTTGCACTAAATCTATATTGTTCAGTTGTTACGCCATTTACAATAGCTTTTTTAATAGGGCGGCCAAATGTTGAGTTTGCTGGCAACGCAGCATTCATAATCTTAATAAACTGTTCGTACCAATCCGAGTTAGTAGGATCATTCCAAATAATACTTTGATTAGACAAATTGTTGTTATTAGCATCGACTACATCCTCTGTGGTACTAACACTTTCAATTTTTAATAATCCGTTGGCTGGAATATTTCTATTTGCATTATAACTAATAAGCCTTGCCAAACGGAGAATACTTTCTCTACGGTCAGCAGTTTCAATAAAGTTTTCTCTAGCATTTAGGTCAGTACGGAAAGCAAGGTTTTGTCCTAGAAATGCAATAAGATCAATAAGTGCAAGATATTCACTGGATTCGATATAATCATTAAAATCTTCTGGATAGTTTTCACGGATATATGTAATCATAGTTCTGCGTAGATTATCAAAGTCGTAACTTTGGAAATCTGCGTATCTAAAACTTTGATATATTGTTTTCCAGTCTTCAGCTAGTAGAAGTCTGTTTTGCCTATCTGTCGTTGACATTCGCGGTTCCTCACTTTATAGTATATTTACCTGAAGTAAAAAACTGCGTACTTTAAATTAATCCGTTGTCTTGATCAAACTTTATACGCATACTTTCGCTAATGCTGTAAGGAATGTAAGTCAACGAACAGTCAATCTGTATACCGCTTTCGTAACTGTCAACGATTACACTATCAACATTAACTCTTGGATCGTAGTTGACTATTTCTGTTACATCTTCAATAATAAGTTGTTTTAAGTCATCAGTAAATGGTTCAAACAACACATCCCATATAATAGTTCCAAACTCTGGATTCTCAAGTTTTTCACCTTGACGAATATGGAAATGATTTATAATATCCTGCTTGATTATACTAATATCATACAAGTTAAATCCTTTAGGATTAGCTACTGTGCTAACTCCTCTGTATTGTTTGGAAACCACAGGAGGACTAGTAATATCGTTTGATACTGTTACATTTTTGTATAAGGGTTTTTCATTTGTAGCCATAATGTATTTATCTTGCTATCATATAGTTGAATGCGGCTTGGCTTTCGGCAGGTAATTTTATTAGTTCGGCAGATCTGTTACTAGGATTCAACTCTACTATTCTGTCAAAATCGTATGATCCTATTTTAAAAACTTGTCCGTCTACTACAATACCTAATATCGTATCTTCTTTTGCTTTTTCTTCAATACTTATTCCGTATCCATTGTTCTTTTTAACAAGTTTAGTTCCAAACTTTTTAGCACATCTTTTACAAGCAGTTGCTACATTTGCAAATGTAGGATCGTTTGTTGTTTTAAATGTTTTCTTATCTATTTGTTTGGCTAAACTTGCCATGTTATTAAGTTGACCTACTGGATTATCATTGAATATAATATCTTTGGCTATTTGTTTGCCTGCTTTGCTAGTAACTCTCGGCTTATTGAATATTTTTCCAACTAGATTTGCTCCTACTTGTGCAGCAGCGCCGCCTAATACTTTTTGTAAATCAGGTGGTAAACTGTTTAGTGCTCCTGAAAGATTTTTTGTAAAATCACCAACACCACGACTAAACTGATCAAACACTGGGCCTACTCCTGGTATGCCTGAAATAGCTGCTCCTAACCCGCCTGCTAGTTTTCCGGCCATATCTCCTAATGCGCCAGATACTGCTCCGAGTGCATTTCCTATAGCACCATCGATAGCTCCTAAAGCACTTCCTAATGCACCGGACAATCCTGTACTTGATAGTAAGTTACCCATTACACCAGGAAGTTTTCCTAGTATTCCTCCAAGTGCTGATCCTGCTATACTACTTAATCCGCCTTGTAGGCCTTGTAAAAAACTATCTTTTATGTAATCAACTGTGTTAGTAGTTGCATCTTGTATTTCTGTTCTAACCTCTGCTGGATTAGCTGCGTTTGTTCCGCCAGCGTAGGTATTAGTAACAGAAGAACTACCAGTAGGAGCACCAAAATTTCCGCCAGGTACTCTTATACCAGCAATAGCAGGAATATTACCAGCTGCAAGAGTAGCAGGACTAACAAATCCTAAGTTTTCAACAAATGCAGCCGGGTTTGAAATACCTTGTAGTGCGCCTGCTGCGCCAGCTAGTTGTCCTGATATTGACCCAAATACTGCTCCTGCTGCACCTTGAAGCGCACCTTCTATATTACCAGATTGTATGCCGCCAGCTATGCCGCCAACAAGTGCTACTGTAGGCAAAGGTGCATTAGCTAATGCTTGATTTATTCCTTGCACTCCTCGAGATATTGATTCTCTAACAATAGGCTGAACCAACTGCGAGTTGTTTATTGCAAATGCTACCATACTGCCCTCCTAGTAGTATTTATTACTCTTTTCCTAGCTCGTTCATTGGTGTTCTATCGGTGTGTACCGGGCGTTCATCCATATGAAGGTCTTGGCTTTCTGTATCAACTGCTTCTGTTTTATCTGGTGCTGTTTCTAGTGGGTTCCAGTTTTCGTGGCCTTGCCATGGTTCGTGTTGCGGAACACGCTGCGGGAACTTGGCTTTTATCGATACTTCTGCTTCTTCTGCTTCCGGTGCAGCAGGCCCGTTGAGATGTATATCACCGCCTGATATTGTTGTGTTTGTTGCACCAATACTAAAGTCACCTCCGGCTGTTACTTTTGTTTCAGCACCAGACTTGAAGTTACTAGCGGCTGCTGACGTAATGTTTACACCGACTGCACTGTTTATATGTGTGTTACCTAATGTTGAAATTTTGCCATCAACACCTACTAATACTTCCCAATTAACAGCAGCACTTTGATATATGCTTTCATTTACAATCATATTGATGTTTCTGCCGGCTTCAAAATTTATATCTCTATCTGCTACAAAGTTGAAATCTGTTTCTGTATGAAAACTAATACTATCTTTAGCATAAACATCAAGTTTGCCATTACTTGACATTTCAATCCATGCTGTTCCTCTGCTGTTATTGATATAGATTAGATCTTCACTGGTGTTGATCATTATTTGTGCACCAGTACGTGTTCTAAATCGTATCATTTCGTTTGCAGGGCGTGTAACATCGCCGCCAGTTTCGCTTGCTTCTTTGTTTATGTATTTGTAAGGAGTATCTTCAGGGGATCCTTCTCGTATAAGTTTGTCGTCACCGTCATCAATAACAAAACTACTACTGCCTAAACGGTTTACATGCACTGTTGCTTGGCTTTCTTTTAAACCTATTCTGCCTTGCGGTGATCCTCCACGCTTGTCAACAGGCCCCGGACTACTTAATCCAAGTACTGCACTAGGAAATTCACGTTGCGCACTACTAGTTGTTATTCCTCTAATATCATCTTCAACTAATCCTTGTTCTTTTAGTTGATTGATAAAATCTTCATTAACAGGTCTTTTGTATTTTACAGGATTATTGGTTTGTATTTTTGTTATTTTTTTGTTGTATTCGCCAACTGGTAGTTTTTTACCTTTTAATTCTTTTGGTACTGGGCCGCTGGTTTGTTCTGTACTAGGCTGGCCGCCAGGCAACATAAATGTCATACCTCTTTCAGGTACACATCCAAACCAATAACCAAACTCTCTGCTTCCTTCTACAAATGTACACAATACTAATGTGCCTGGGTCTGGCGGAATGGCCCAAAATCCATAACTTTTTTGTGTATTTGAATACGTATCGTTTTTTCCTAAATGTTGAGCACCTGTAACTCCATAAAATGGACTTGCATAATAAACTATCGACGTTTGACCTAAGGTTTCTCCAGCTGTTCCTGCTTCACTTATTTTTAAAAGTTCAACTTCTAGTGCTCCGAGATACAAAGGATCGGCATGTTTAATAACTCTAGCCAAATATGGGCCGGGCTTAGGAGCAGGTTGTCCGTTATCAACCGATCTTGTTTGTTCTGCTTTTATTGGTCCATTGTTTTGCATTTAACTATTAAATCCTGTGTTTAATTGACTTGCTTTGTTAGCATCTTGTACTTTGTTTGCTTGATCCGATGTTCCTGATGTTCTAGTATCTTCGGGCTGGCCTCGACGTCTTAGCAATGTAAGCTCTTGTGTGAAACGATTTCGTTGAATTTTGTTTTCAATAGCAGTTACTCTATATAATCCATTAAACTGAGATACAGGAACTGTATTTTCTGGGTAAATCATTCCTCCGGTATCTGGATTGTAATCAATCGGAGTTCTAAAATTCAATATAACATCAACTTCACTGCGTTGATAATCAACCTGGCCTCCTGCTGTAGTGTTTAGATCTCCTGGTTGATCTGTCCAGTTGCCCATTCCACTGTCAACTATAAAATAAGGATCACCGAATATTTCAAGTTTAACTTCGACTAAGTCAACACTACCGTTGCCTAATATCTGATCATGAAACTTACGTGCCCATCTAATCTTACTATTATCAATCCCAGCTCCGCCGCCGCCTTGTGTGCTGCTTGAATTTACAAATGCTTGTGTGGTTAAACCAGTTGAACTATTTGCACCCGAAGGCTGGATGTTCAATCCTAACTGACTCGGCTTTTGTTCAGTAAGATTAAACTGTGTGCCACCAGTTTTTGCATCAATGCTTAACTGGCCGCTGTCAGGTTGTATAAATTGAAAGAATGCTGCTCTAAAGTTTATATCAAAACGAACAATATCAGTATTTTCTCCACTATAGATATAGTTGTATTCTTTTTTTGCATTTTGTCTTAGACTGTTGTAATCTACACCTGCTGCTCCAGCGTTCTGAAAGTGACTACTATGCACCATATACTCTACAACTTTATAATGATTTACTTTTGCATCTTCGCCGAATACATTTTCCTGTTGTGCATTTGGTTTTAGGTAACTTTCTGCATCTATTCTAAACCACGGAACCATTCCGTTTGCATCAGGTGCTCGTTCTTTTATAGATTTGCCCCAGTCGCTTGTTAATATTACATCTTCGATGATTCTTAATATTGATGTACCCGAACTATAGCTAAAAACTCTTTCATCATTACTAACAGTATTTTTAGCACGAGTCATAACTTTATTTTTTTTGTCATAAACTTGACCAGTTTGTGGCATTGGTACTGTTCCACTTTCTTCAGCACCTTCAATGATACGTGCTTTTCCAAGATTGTTCAAACTGTTTGGGTCTTGTGCTATCGATGATAGCTGTTCACCGATGCTGCTTTTTGTTAATATTTGTCCAGTAATCATACTTAAAAATGCTTCAAAGTTTTGAGGCGCTTGCGCTCCTAAAAACCCACTAATGTTTTCAAACAATCCTTGCACATTACCCGATTTAAAGTTTGCTAACAATCCTCCAAGACTTTTGTCTAGGCCGCCAGCTAATCCACCTAACAATCCTCCAGCTGCGCCGCCTATGCCGCTAATAGATCCTCCTAATGCTCCAGCAACTGCTCCTGCTGCACTGTTTTGAAAACTATTTTTTAAACTATTGCCGTTTGCTAGGCCTCCAATAACGCCGCCAACTACTCCAGCTGCTACAGCACCGAATAATCCGCCACCTTTGCTGCCGCCGCCGCCGCCACCACCGCCTCGAGATTTAGTTGTGGCGCCTGCATCAGTTGTATTTGGTATTCTTGCAGGATTGCCGCTAGAAGCAATATCTTTTGGAAATGTAATAACTATTTCTGAAGCTTCGGCTAGTTGATTTGATTTTCTTAGTTCTTCGTAGTGCCCATTGATAATAGTTGTTAAACTTTGTTCACCGCTTTGTAGTAGTTTTTCTACAGTGTTGCCTGTTAATGCAATATCAACCGGACTTGCAGTTGCATCGTCAAGATATGCTTGTTCATTCCACGGTAGTGCTTCAACTGTGTAGGTTGTACCACCTTGATTTACATCAAACTCTATATTTGTTAGCTTAATAGGCACATCTCTACGAAGATTTAATCCTGATTCTGTAACAATAACATCTCCGTCGTCATCGTACCCTATAAACTCCATTGATAACATAAACGGAGCATTAGCATAGTTTTGATATCCGCTAATAGTTGCAGCTATTTGACAAGTTTGTAAGAATAATCCCATACTATATGGTTCGTCAACAGTAAATGTTATAAATGTAGCATTAGTACTGCGTGATTTTGAGTTTGGAACACACAATGCTTCAATATTAACATTATCAATAAAGTATTCTAACTTGCCGCCTATAATATCTTCATATTCAGTCGTAACTTTGTTATCGCCGGCACCGCCGCCGCTTCTAAGAATAACATTTTGAGGACCATATGCTCTATATGTTTCATTGGGTACTGCAATCTCATCTCTTGTTAAACAAGACATTGTAAAAATAGTATTAAAACTAGAAAACTGATGTAGACTGTTTATTTCGATAGACATTAGATTCCTAACTCTGTTTTTAACTTTGATTTCTTAGGTAAAAATATTTTAGTGCCAGCTTCAAAATCAAATACAGGATCCTTTATTGTATCCATATTTCTTTGAGCAAAAACCCACCATAACTTTGATGTATTATACAAATCATATGCTAACAAGTCAGGACGGTGTGAATATTGAGGCTCAATAGTGTAAAGAATATCGTCATCTTCTGCTGGAACTGGTCTAATAGAGAAGAAACCTAACTCTCCGCTGGTTGTAAGTTTTGTATTTCCGTAAGGACTAGTTTTTCCATAGTTTGCCATTAGATAAATCCTTTATTTGCTATATTACCAGTGATAAACTGATCCATATTGAAGCTCGATACTTTGCTTCGACTGTATGTTGGTTTTAAACCTATTGAAAGCATACTATTTGTTGGAACCATTTGATAAGTTGAAGAATATTCTCCAAATGCGCCTGTATTTACTTTGATATAATCAATTTCATCAGCTAAATCAAAACTAAACTGTGTGACTACAACCGGTACATTGTTTAAAACATAATCTCCATATCCACTTAGTTTTACAACAGGTGGTGGTGAACCTTTTTCACTACTTTCACCATAAAACATCTTGGTAAGACTTCTAAACAAGTGAACACAAGCAACCCAATACATTCCATCTTCTTCAGACTGTACTGGAAATCTTCCAGTGACAGTTATATCGTCATGTCTACTGTTAACATATTGCGGAAAAGGATAATTACTATGTGTAGGAGCCATTTCCTCATATGCTGCCGATGATACAAGGTTTATTGTTGGAGTAACAGGAAAAACGGCATACCAATCTGTTTGTGCTAAAGGAGCTAATATAGGACTATATCTATAAGATGATATTGTAGGAACTTTTATCTTGACTCGCCAATCTGGAACTGAATCGTTTGTTGGAGCAAACCGTGCAGTTGTTGCAGAGCCTCTATCAGGCTCTGCGCCTGGAGGTAAACTTCTTGAACGTATTGATTTGCCAACATTTGATCGATTTGCAAAGAACGTGTTATTAAGATTTCTAGTACCAACTGTGTTTGGTACTGATTGATTTGGCTTGTTTGTCATTGTAAACTCCTACACTACTATTTAGTTGACAAAATAAACTATGTATATTATAATGTATTAAAGGAGTCGATAAATGGCTAGAAAAGTAAACTATCTCAATAACAAAGACATGTTATTGGAGATACACCGAAGTAAGGCTACATTTTGTAGTTACATTGCACCAGAACATGCTGATTATGATATTATTTTGCCCAGTGTAGATAAAATCAACATAAGAACTATTGCTGAAGCAAAGAGAAACAAAGCAAAACTGCAAGGATCTCGTGCATACGAAGCTGCAAAGGCTTCTGGCAAAAAGGTAAAGATGGCAGAGTTTTCAGTAGATTATAGAAAGATTGAAAAAAACGAACTAATCTTTCGTATTATGACATTTGATCATATTCCAGAAGAGCCCGGAAGAAAGAAAAATCCTAAAACAGTTGCCGATCATAAAACTAAACTAAACTTTCCTCCATTTCAGCACTATAAGTTTGATGATGATGACAATCTTATTTGTGTAGGCAAAAGTCACTGGGAAGGTGGCATGGAAAACGGATATTTTAACAAAGGACACGGCATGGCGACCAATAAACTTGCTATGATGTGGTTAAAACTTGTTGATCGTTATGCTACCCGTGGTAATGTGCGTGGATATACTTACAATGACGAAATGAAAGGCCAGGCAATACTACAACTGTCGCAGATTGGACTACAGTTTGACGAAGCAAAGTCTAACAATCCGTTTGCATACTACACTGCTGTGGTTACTAACTCGTTTGTGCGTGTGATTAACATTGAAAAACGTGCGCAGAACATAAGAGATGACATTTTAGAGATGAATGACATGAATCCTAGTCATACTAGACTACATGCAGGCGAATGGGAAGCTGCTGTAAAGCGTGAAGAGAGTGCAACTAAAAAATAAAGGTTGATCTTCCTAAAAATCTAGTTTATAATATACAGGAAATGGAGAATATTCTTGTTTAACAAAGCAGCGGTGTTTACTGACATACATTTAGGTATGAAAGGCAACAGTCGAGTCCATAATCAGGACTGCGAGGACTATATTGATTGGTATATCGAACAAGCCAAGGCTCACGGATGTGAAACTGGATTGTTTTGTGGTGACTGGCACCATAATCGCAACAGTCTTAACCTTACAACTATGGATACAACTATTAGGCTACTAGAAAAACTAGGTGAAGCTTTTGAAAACTTCTATATGTTTGCTGGTAATCACGACTTGTACTACAAAGACAAACGTGATATTAGTTCGACTGAGTTTGCAAGACACATACCAGGCATTACCGTAATAGATCAAATGATGGTCAAAGACGATGTTGCACTGGTGCCTTGGTTGGTCGGCGATGAATGGAAGAAGATTGAAAAGTTAAAAGCAAAATACTTGTTTGGTCACTTCGAACTACCGTCATTCTACATGAATGCCATGGTACAGATGCCGGACCACGGCGAACTCAAGAGCGAACACTTTAAGAACCAAGAGTATGTGTTCAGTGGGCACTTCCACAAACGTCAAAAGCAAGGTAAGATCCATTACATCGGCAATGCTTTTCCACATAACTACGCTGATGCGTGGGACGATGCACGTGGTATGATGATACTGGACAAAGAGAATGATGCAGAACCACTGTACATCGATTGGGAAGAGTGTCCTAAGTATCGTACAGTCAAGCTATCCAAGTTGATTGACGAGAAGGATACACTTATCAAGCCAAACATGTACCTTAGAGTTACACTAGACATTGATATTAGCTACGAAGAGGCAACCTTTATCAAAGAAACCTTTATGGAAGCATATAGTTGCAGAGAAATAACACTTATTCCAAACAAGAATATAGAAGATATTACTACTGATCTTGATATCGAACAGTTTGAGAGCGTAGATCAGATCGTAAGCAATGAGATACAAGCAATCGACAGCGAACAGTTCAACAAAAAACTATTATTAGACATATATAACGAGCTAACATGATTAAAATACAAGACTTAACCGTAAAGAACTTCATGAGTGTGGGTAATGTTACTCAGGCTGTAGACTTCAACAAAGAACAACTAACACTTGTACTAGGAGAGAACTTAGATCAAGGCGGAGACGACACTGGATCACGTAATGGCACAGGTAAGACTACTATCATCAACGCATTAAGCTATGCATTGTATGGTACAGCTCTTACAAACATCAAACGCAACAACTTGATCAACAAAACCAACAGCAAAGGCATGTTAGTTACTCTTAACTTTGGTATAGGTACTAACCAATACCGTATCGAGCGTGGTAGATCTCCAAATATTCTCAAGTTTTACGTGAACAATCACGAACAAAAGGATGATTTACACGACGAATCACAAGGCGATAGTAGAAAAACACAAGAAGATATCAATAGTTTGCTTGACATGAGCCATGATATGTTTAAACACGTAGTTGCACTCAATACTTACACAGAACCTTTCCTAAGTATGCGAGCAAACGATCAACGTGCTATTATTGAGCAGTTATTGGGCATTACTATTCTTACCGAAAAAGCAGATAGCTTAAAAGAAAAAGTAAAACAGACAAAAGATGCTATCACAGAAGAAACATTAAAGATCAATGCCATCGAAGCTGCAAATAAAAAGATTGAGCAGAGTATTGAAACACTTGCAGGTAGACAACGTGCTTGGCAAAGCAAAAGTAGACAAGATCAAGATAGATTAGCAGCAGGGATTGAAGAATTAGAGAAGTTGGACATTGAATATGAGCTTGATGCACATGAAAAACTGGCTAGCTGGACTGAACACAACAACAAACTAACCTCTTTAAGGAAAGAGTTAAGCACACTCGAGCCTGCACTACGGCGTGCTACTACTAGTGTTGAAAAGGTTAATAAAGACATCTTAGAATTAAAGGATGCAACATGTTATACTTGCGGTCAAGAGCTACATGCAAACAAAAAAGCTGAGATTGAATCGCTAAAAGTACAAGAACTAGATGATGCAGTTGCATATCAAAGCGAAGTTTCAAGTAAACTAAACACAACTATGCAGCTATTAGAAGAGATTGGCGATATCAACGGCAAGCCTACTACGTTTTACGAAAGTGCTAAAGAAGCATACGAACATAGAAACAACGTAGATAACTTGCGCAATACATTAATAAGTAAACAGCAAGAAGAAGATCCATATCAAACACAGATTGACGATTTAACAGAGACAGCACTACAAAATATCGATTGGGAACCAGTTAACCAGCTTACGTTACTCAAAGAACACCAAGAGTTTTTGCTTAAACTGTTGACAAACAAAGATTCGTTCATTCGTAAAAAGATTATAGATCAAAACTTAGCGTACTTGAACAATAGGCTCACATACTATCTTGATAAACTAGGCTTGCCGCATCAAGTTCAGTTCCAAAACGATTTGTCAACTGAGATTACTCAGCTAGGACAAGACTTGGACTTTGATAACTTGAGTCGAGGCGAGCGCAACAGGCTGATACTAGGCATGAGTTGGGCATTTAGAGATGTTTGGGAGTCATTGTATCAAGGTATTAACTTGTTGTTTATTGACGAACTTATTGACAGTGGCATGGACACTGCTGGCGTTGAGTCAGCACTTGCTGTACTAAAGAAAATGGGTAGAGAACGTAGTAAAAATGTTTTCTTAATCTCACACAAAGACGAACTAATAGGCAGAGTGAATCATGTCATGAAAGTGATTAAGGAAAACGGATTTACTAGTTACGAGAATGATATTGATATTGTAGAATAATGAACGATACTCACGATCAAATAATGCAAGCTGTGTTAAGTTACTTGAAAGCCAGCGAAACTTTTGAAAGAAGACCGAGTGAAAGTACAAAACGTACTGCTCGGAGAGAATTAAGGCTGCTAATGGGATTAGCAAAACAAAGGCAAGACGAAATAATAGACAAATATGAAAAACACATAACCGAACTACGTAATAATAGAGACACATAGGCATTTATTCAAAAAAGGCACGTGAGGTAAAGGCAAACAAGTAACTACTGTATGAGTTGGACATATCGAGGTAAAGAAATAACTGAAATACCAGATGAGTATGAAGGATTTGTTTATCTTATCACCAACCTTACTAACAATCAAAAATACATAGGCAAAAAACTAGCAAAGTTCAAAACTACTAAGCCACCTTTAAAAGGCAAGAAAAATAAAAGACGCGGCTACAAAGAAAGCGACTGGAGAACATACTACGGTAGTTCAGACAGACTAAACGCAGACGTAGCAGCACTAGGCAAAGATAAGTTTACAAGAGAAATATTATACCTATGTAAAGGTAGAGGCGAAATGTCCTACATAGAGGCAAGAGAACAGTTTGATCGCAGAGTACTTGAAACAGATGAATACTATAATGGTATTATTAATGTTAGAGTTGGCGGATCAGACAAACTCAAACAGGCATTGCTAGAACATCACATCCAGGCAAAACAATCCAACACTTAAGGTTGGCGGGCCAGTTCAAAAATACCGCTGTGGAAAAAGCTACCGTATAGGAGCACACGTAACATACTGATCGACTACCCAGAGGTAGGAAGCCATCAAACAAATCGGGCTCACAGGTTGGTATAGATAGATTGTTGGCTGTCGAAAAACTGCACATTACACATAAAAACTCTTTAGCACAGGAACGAAGCGAGAGGTAGTTGGAAACAACGATGTCGACGTAGGTTGGGAAAGGTCAGAGCCCATTGTGTAGCAGTATAAACTAATACCTACTTCCGATCTCGGCTAGTGATACTCACATAATGTTTGAGAAGATGGAACCCTTAAACAGGTTCCGTCTGACCAGATCAATCTACATAATATTAAATGCATATGCTTTGCATATGCCTTATTTAAATATTACTAAAAAAATATAAATGTGTTGAGTGCAAACGAAAACACAGTTGAACGTAGTTCAACTTATAATATATAAATACATTATGATAGTTGGAATATATCTATGAAACTGAGCGAAGTAACATTAAAAAAAACACATTTGATATTCGAAGATGAAACTGATACACGAGTTCCTGAAGTTGGTACTACTACCGATCTTGATGGTACAACGTACAAGTGGCGCGGACAAATGTGGACTGAGGTCAAACCTGACGGCAGTAATGGAAGACCTGCACCAACTGGTGTTGGCAGACAACTAACATCTCAGTGGAGAACAAGTAACCCAGTTGGTCGAGGTGTATTTAAACTAACACCTGGTGTACAACGACTTGCTGACGATAGATTTATGGTAACTCTACCTGATACAACAACTGTAGTTAATACTACAACTCTAGCAGATGCAGAAAAAATACAAGCAAGAGTTGACGATTTAAGCAGTAGAACTCCTGCACAAATTTCAAACACAATCGATACAGAAATCAGAGATGGCAAACTCAAAGGCGATTTTAAAAGATCGTTTTCTCTTGGTAGAGCTATTAGAAATGCAACAGCAGAAGATTACGCAAATGTACAAAAAGCTCGTAGTAGTAGACTCGGCCGCCTCTTACAAAATCGAATGTTTAGAGTTGTAATAGGATTACTTGGAACAACAGCATCTATTGTAGGTCCCTTCTGGGGAATGATGGTAGAAATTGAAAATATAAATCTAGAAATTGAACAAGCTGAACAATCTGGTGGGGATGTTCAAAGATTACAAGATATTAGAAACATACTCCAAGGACAACTAGTAGCCTATTATGCAGCTCAATGTGCAAGATTACTTACAAGAATTCGATTTGTAAGAGCACTTATGGCACCAATAAGATCAGTAGTTAGAGCCGGACAACTGTCTGTTGCACTCACAGGTGCAGGTGCTCCAGCTGCATTTTTAAGTATGATTGTCACTGAAGCATTATGGATAGTAATACCACTAATTTTAAGTACATCAAGTATACAACGCTGGTTGGCAGAAATTATTGTTGATAGCACATTCAAAGATATTTTTGTTAATACAGGAAGAAGTCTAGAAAATATTACCAATCAAGCTTCTATTGCTCTTGATGGAAAGTTTGGCACTGGCGCTCTGGCTAAAGCAATATCAGGTTTTGATCCAAAAGAAACTGAAGGTGTTACAGGAGAGTACTACGGCGAAAGTGAATGGGCCAAGTTAGTGTTTGGAACATTATTGTTTCCGCCAAGTCAAAAAAGTAGATTGGTTCCTTACATACCTGAGGGTAGACGAGAAACACTGCTAACAGGTACGTTAGGTCTCAATCCTATAGATGCATCTGAGAATCCTGCTGAACCTACTGCACAAACTAGCGAACCAGGTATGCCTACGAATCCAGATGCGGTGCCAGGACCTCAATAACTAAATCAACGGCATCTTTGAATTTTTGGTATTTTCAATATTATCTTTTATAATATTGCTAATGATATCGTGATCTTCTAAATCGGTATCGTAAAGTATTTGGTCAACTGAAATTCCGCCACGCATGTACCAACTAAGTCGATATGCGTTGTCTTTTATCTGTTTGATATTATTTTCAAAATCTTTGGCTAACGAAAGTATATCAGAGTCTT